ACTTTTCTTATTTTCTCATCCACCGTAAGTCCTAAACTTCTAAGATAAGTCATTGTGATCCGTATATCTGAATGCCTTGCCTGACGTTGAATCAAGTAGGGATCTTTAGTTGCGGTAAACAAATCACTTAATCCACTGGCTTTTAAACCGTAGAATGTTTTAACCGAATCAATGCCAACATTTACCGCCACGTTTCTAAAGTACTCCGTAAAATCATTCACCCGCGTTAATTTTTCTGCAGAAGGTACAAACCCTCGGCCAAAAATATAATAATTGTCTGGCACATCCTGCAGATTCATTTCTTCAAGTATCCTTTCAAATCCTGGCATAATTGTTACACTATCTTGTTGCCGGTTCTTTGAAGCAGACGAATGTAGTACTACCATTTTATTAACTAAATCGATATCACATTTTCGTATGTTAGCCAAGTCGTATCTACGTAAAGCTAGGTAATACATAAAACAACAACAATAATAAAACGGATCTTTCCGAACTTTAAGATAATTCTGTACCTTGTGACGTTCTTCTTTGGTAAGTGCAAAGATTTTCCCGACCTCTTCAGGCATTAAATCAATTCCAACAAACGGATTTTCCATCCCCTTATACCTTTCCCGGTCCCGTTTAAATATAGAGTTAAAAAAGTTCTTCATGTTACCCAATTGGGTATTGTGGCTTTTTCCTGAGTAATGCCGGTCCCGTAGAAGATAATCCAAGTATTGATTAGCTTGTTTATTGCTGAACTGCTCGGGTAAAATATCACTCAAGTTTTTCGAAGCAAGCCAGTTCTTAAACATCCGAATTGAATCTTTATAGCCTTCATACGTCTTCTGCTTAATTGCTGATCGTTTAATTTCAAGAAGATTATCCAGCGATTGAACCAGTGGAGTGGTCTCAAAATACTCCCTGTCATTCGGCGTCCAACCCTGCTCAATCATCTTCTTAAGCGTGAAGATGATTTTATTAGCAATTTTAATACGCTCTTTCTTGTTTTCTTTAACGGCTTTAGTGTTTAACCCGTTCTTGTAAATATGCTGAATAGGTTTGCACCCTGGTTTATATTCTCTGAAATGTATAAACCAATCCTTCGACATGTCATAATTCTTTGGTGACAATGTCGGTTCTGAAAATCTAGTCATTGTTAACTATTTGTTAACTATTCATTGTAACTAATTGACTATTAATCTATGGTACCCGGAACAGGACTGTGTCCAGGTTTATTTTAATTTAAACCATATTTGATTGTCAATACGTTATCCAAAATAGTAATTCGCTTTTTGATGATCTTTTTAGGGACTTTGTTAACTTTTTGTTTACTTTTTTCGTTTTGCATGAAGTTGAATATTAACTGGTTTGTTTCATCTTTTTATTTATGATTGGTTGTTTACCATAAAATATATAGTCTGCAGACACATTAAACTTACTGACAATATCGGCAATATATTTAGATGGGAATTCCCGTTGCCCATTTATGATTTTCGAAAGACTTGATTTATGAATGCCAATTTTAGTGGCAAAATCGGAACCATTTTTTACAATGTCTTTAAATATCAAATATCGATAAGCCTCGATAACGCGTTTTGTGGTGTCGTTCATTTCTTTTCCAGTAAATTAATGTTCTTGCGTAGCGATTCAACCAACTCTTTTAGATAACGGTTTTCGGTTGTTAATACCTCAATATCTCTTTTTATCTCATCGATTGATTTAGACGCCGTGTCCGAAACTTCGCTTTTAAAAGGAGGTAATTGATCATATAAAAGGAATTCTTTTCTAACCCGGGGGTAAACTTGGAGTATCTTTAATTTAGTCTCCATGCTGGTTTTTTCTCCCATACGCTTAACTGAACCATTACTAGCGCCGATTGATTTCTCGAATGCATACGTATTGTCGTTGCAAAGATGTTTTATAATGTGCTTAACTCTCTCATTGAAAGTCATTTTAATTGGAGGTTTTAAAAAATTTAACGTTTATGTAAAAAAATATCAAAAATTGTCTAAAAATATCGAAACATTGTCTATCTTTGTCCGTATATATATACAAACAGACATACAAATATACACTAGTGATGAAAGATATCCAAATTACTGTTGAGAAAAAAAGCGAAAAATTAGAGTTCGCGTCTAAAATTAGAGGTCTTGAAATTGGCGAATCTATTGAACTGCCTAAGACACACAAAAGTACAATAGAGACAACCATACAAAGAATTAGAACTGAAAACAGTTACGGGTTTACCCGCAAGACATTTCAGGATTTAGGGATAATCAAAGTAACTAGGATATCATGACAATCGATGAGTTAAATGTTTTGGAAGCTCATCACGTAGCATCTCTGAAAATCATTAGAGATGCAAAAAAAGAGATAACTAAACCAGAACGGAAACGAAAAAAAATGTCCATTGAGATGGATGTAGAAAATAGGATTCTTTCAGGCAAATGCTTTAAACGTAGGAAACTTAACGACGGTTGGTTGCCTGAAAATCAAAGTAAAATAACCAAACTTTAAATAACATGAAAACACTAGACATCACAAACAAAGTAAACAAAGCAAACGAATGCTTTAACAAGGCAATTGCTCACAATGCTAGAGCAATCGAATCAATGGTTAAAACTGCTGAACACTTGGCAAATGCTCAACAACTTATTAAAAAGTAAAGCCATGCGACTAATTAGAAAGATATTTCATTTATCTGACTTTGACGCGAACGTTCAACAATTAAAGGACGCTCAAGAAGATAACGACAGGATACTTAACTACATAGCCGAACGGCAAAAGGAACTCTCCGAAGTCAATCTATCGAACACTATTGAGATGATTGACGAATTAAAACGATTTATTGACGAACATAAAAATTGAGATAACATGGACACTTTAATTATCGATCCGATTTTAAAAGACCCTATTCATGCTGAAGCAAAACAAAAGCAGGAATACAAATTTATTGGATCTAAAAAGATCCACCCCGGCCAAATACTTTGGCAATACAATTACGAAACAGATCAGCTTAGCCCTGTCAATGTGACCAAAGATGTTATGATCACCAGTGATAAAAAAATAACCAAAAAACAACGGGCAAATTACAATCCTAAGTGCTGGTATTTCGGAGCTATAAATAGGAAAAACGCCGAAAAAGTAGTCAATAGAACTATTGCCGAAATAATCGAAAAATTTAAAAACTGATGGAAACTAACGACCCTACCGGAATTCTTGCACTAATTGTAATCGTGCTGCTCATCATCATGATGAAGCTACCGCCGCGCGATAAGAATAAACATAAACCTTTTGAATTCAAATCGCAATGGCAATAACACTAATTATCCTCTCACTGCCTTTACTTATTATAGTAACACTGGCAGTTAGAAAAGACTACAGAGAAGCAAAACGAGTCAATAAAAAACTAAAAAATAGAGCGTTATGAATGCAGAAAATACACCAGAAGAACACCAATTAAAATGTGATGGATGTGGTAAAATACTTGACATGAGAGATCCATCTATTTTATGCCATGGATGGATTGAAGGCGGCAAAATAGTATGTTATGATGATGAGCCTATTTCATATAGTGGATCTCAAAAAGTGGGAGACAGTATACTATGGACTAACGATAAAAAGCCAATTCATTTAAATTAATAACCATGATCACTACCGATTATCAACCAACCGTAGAGCTAAAAATTAAACGCAGCGAATCGAAAGACTTCTGCCCTTATTGCGGCGCTAAGAATCTTAGAAGCTTTTACTACGAGGAATGCAGCGACTTTGATAACTGCGATTACTGTCGAGAATACGAGGAAGAAGGAGATGAAGACTAAAAACCTACCCGTTACGACTACGCAGCGGGATTGATTCAGGAATAATAAATAATCATAAATACTATAATTATGGAACTTAGAAAAGCAAATATTATGAATTGTCCTCATGTTGAAATTGATGGATACAATGGAATGTACTTGCTTTTTCCTTACGGTTATGTTTATTCTAAAAATCATAATCAATTATTAAACAATAATATAAAACCAAACGGTTATCGATATGTGGTTTTGTCAAAAGACAACAGTACAAAAAAGATTTACATACATAGGCTTGTGGCTGGGTATTATATAGAAAACCCACTTCATAAAAAATGTGTGAATCATAAAGATGGTAACAAAGCTAATAATCACAACTATAACCTAGAGTGGAATACGCATAAAGAAAATAACCATCATGCATTTGTGATGGGATTGAATCCAAATAGATTAGGAATATTAACTAAAAAACAAAATTATGTCAATGTTTAACAAGGCTACAAAAAAACAGTCAAAGCTTAGGCTTGCAATTTTTGGACCTGCTGGTTCAGGTAAAACTAAGTCAGCTTTGCGAATTGCTAATGGAATTGTATCTAAAGAAGGTGGTAGAATTGCCTTTATTGATACAGAGTATAAAACAGCGTCAAAGTATGCCGATGAGCTTGACTTTGATGTTGTTGATTTAACAAACGAAACACCTATTCAAAACTTCATCGACACTGTAAACGAAGCTTCAAAATCGAAAGACTACTCTGTTTTAATTATTGATTCAATGAGCCACGCTTGGGAGTCTATGCTTGACACTATTGAACAAGTAGCGAAAGCTAGGTACAACGGTAACACATTTGCCGCATGGAAAGATAAGGCTGGTGGTAAACTGCAACAGGATTTTATCAATTCAATATTAAAGTCTAATTGTCACATTATTGCTTGTTTCAGAACTAAAACAGAATGGGTTATTGAAACAAACGAAAAAGGCAAAATGACACCCAAACGAATTGGAACAGGTGTTAAGCAGAGGGATGGAATTGAGTATGAATTCGACATCATTATGGAGGGTAATATTGAACATTATTTTTCCATTACCAAAGATAGAACGGGAAAATTCCAAGACGAAGCTTTATTGAAGCCAGATGAAGAGTTTGGAATAAAACTTTACGAATGGTGTAACACTGGCATTAATGAAGTTGAACTAAAGGAAAAGGCAAAAGAAGTCGCAATATCTGAAATGGCAAACTGCAAGACCCTTGACAAAGTTAAAAACTGTTGGTCAAAATGGAAAGCTTTCCAAACGGACGCAGACTTTATCCAGCTAAAAGAAGAAATGAAAATATCACTAACCGCCATACCGGCATAAAACCAAAATTATGGGATTTTCTAAACGATTGTACGAAGAAATAGAGCAGTTTGAACAAGATGCTTTGAATGGTGAAATAAACGAACTGCAAGCTTATATAGAGCTAAAGCAGTTTGAGGAACTAATCGCCGAAAAAAAGAAAAATATTTCCAAGGCTGCTATGAGATTGGTAGAGCTTGAAAAAGATTACAAAGCTGAACAGTCGGGTTATATTGTAGCAAAGATGCAAAAAACAACCTGGAACTTTAAGCATATTGCAAAATGGGTTGAAAAAAAGGCCGAATTGTCTTCCATTGAAGATACAGCCAAAATGGCCTATCAATTAAGCCAAAAAGACTTTGGCAATAATACCGTGTCAGACTTTGAAAATAATCAAATTGAAAGCATTGCAAATGCTTCTACCGGCGAAATAATAGAAGCGGCAATCCCGGAATATTCAGAACCGTTTTTAAAGCTTGAAAAAATTAAACTTAAAAAAGAAAAAGTATAATGGCAAACGATCAAATTTTCATTGGAGCAGGAACCGAGAAATTTGAAGGCAACTTAATTGAGGTTTCGATATGTCTTACCGATATCCCTAAAGAATGGATAACTGATTACAACGGTAAAAAATATCTCAGGATTAAAGTTCAAAAGAAACGTCAACCAGATCAATACGGCAAAACGCATTCGGTAAGTATAAATACTTATAAACCGGAAGTAAAAAGCAACAATCGAAACAATTCGATTAAAGACGATCCAGCAGACGATTTACCCTTTTGATTAATTAACACATAATCAACGTACTGCATAAACGAAAACTTTCAAATAGTCCCTTACATGCCCGGTATGCCGTCAATGTTTACCGGTAGTTATTCCGAGTGTGAGGATTACATTAAACAGTGGTTTAAATCTTAATAAATAGAACAATGGGGAATCAATTAAAGTCTGAAATAAATGTTTTGGATTTTGCTAAAAACTTAGCACAGGGCGATGACTTTCAACAGGCAAGTTTAATAAACAAGTTTGCCATGGAGTTGAAAATATGTTGTAGGGATAAAGATTTATCAGGATTACAACCTTGCAATATTGCTGAAAAATTAGATTCTAACGGTATTGATTTGGTTAAAAGTTTGTTTGAGTTTATTAAACTAAGAGAAGAATCTCAACCCAAATGAAAATAGCCGTCCGTAATACCTTGGAAGGATTAATACCTATTTATCCTAGCGACTTAACAGAAAAGCAACGATTAAAGCTAGGCGAAGACTATGAATGTGAAATACACAAAGCAAGAAACATTCATTTTCACAAAAAGTTTTTTGCTCTTGTCAAGTGTGCATGGCTTAACCTGCCCGAACATTTAGACGAAAGATTTCCACATCCTGAAGTATTACGGAAGGTTTTACAAATTGAAGCCGGGTTTTACAATGTCTATTACCTACTCGACGGAACCGAAATAAGAGAAGCTCAATCTATAGCATTCGATAAAATGGACCAAGCGCAATTCGAGGAAGTTTACAATAAGGTTTTAGACATCATTCTGCAAAAGGTCTTAATTGGAACAACGGCAAGTGAGATTAACCCTGAAATATTGAGCTTTTTATGATTTAAGTTTAAGTTAGATAGTTGGTTATTGATTACCCAGGCCCGTTGCGAAACTCGCTTGGTATTTTAAAACAACATTATGAAAAAGAATTTAAGCATAAAAGTTGAATCAGTATCTGGACTTGTATTAGGCAATGATAGGGGTAAATGTAAACAAGACGCCTTAAAACTATGCGATGTTTACCCAGGTACTAAGCGATTTGTCAAGTTCAGAAAACAACGAAATAAGGATTGTTTTAACTATAAAATTGAGATTAAATGAAAAAGCTATTATTTTCCATTTTTGACCATTCGGGAAACGCCTCGGAACCATACCGTAAAAATGGATGGACAGTTATTCAGATTGATAAGAAGCACGGCATTGATATTATGGACTTTGATTTCTTAAAAGCATTACGGGATAATATGGAGTATTCGGATGTTATGCCAGAAGTCGGAATAATTGCAATGGTTCCGTGTACCGCTTATGCACTATGTGGTAACCGTCACAAAAATACACCTGAAAGGATTGAGATATTTAAAGAATCTCAAGTATTGGTTGCTAAAGTTAAAGAGGTTATTGATTTTTTTGATAGTCTAGGAATACTAAAGTTTTGGCAAATTGAAAACCCTATGAGTGATATCCATTCGCATAATAAATGGATGGGTAAACCACGTCAAAAATTTGATCCGTGTGATTTTGCCGGTTATGATCCTATTCCTGATAATAGCCGTTATAATAAAAAAACATGGCTTTGGGGTAAATTTAATCTTATGCAGGTAAATAGGATTGAGCCATTTGAAAAAGATAATCCAGGATGGAAAAATTTAGGAGGAAAAAGCGAACGAACAAAGGAATTAAGAAGTGTAACCCCGAAAGGGTTTGCATATGCGTTTTACGAAGCTAATCATTAATACTATGAAAACCCTCGACACCTACCTTCTCATCTTTTTTAAATACACATGGCATTATCTAAAACAAATTTGGATAGCCTTTTGGGTAGCAATAGCCTTTGTAATTTTTGTCATCGGCATTTGCACGATACTTGAAAAAGCAAGTGAGAATCAGAAAGAGAAGTCAATTTATATAACGATTAAAGAATAAGGTATGCCTATCAGTGAAGTCACTTGCGAAGATAATATGATTATGATGTCTCGGTTCCCGGATAAGTTTTTTGACTTGGCGATAATTGACCCACAAACAGGACAGGGTGAAGATAAAAAACATTCAACTAGGCCAAATTATGTTAAACAAAAAAATGGTAATAGATTAAAAATAAACTGCAGTCACAAAATTAAAGATTGGGACAGCGCTCCACCTGATCAGTTTTATTTTGATGAATTGTTTCGAGTATCTAAACACCAAATAATTATGTGTGAAAATTTTTTACAATTTGAACAAAAGAAAACTAGCCATGGGAGAATTATATGGAATTTACTGCGTGATAATGATTTTAGTTCATGCCAAATCATGTGGACATCATTAATAAACAAAATAGACTACTTCGAATACTTATGGAATGGTATGTTTCAAGGTGAAAAAATAAATTCAAGGACACAAATTGGTGACAAAACTAAAAATGAAGACAAGATACACCCTTCTCAAAAACCCCGAAAAGTTTATAGACATTTACTAAAAGAGTATGTTAAAAACGGACACAAAATTTTGGACACACATAACGGATCTGGTTCGTTAAGAATTGAATGTTTTTGTTTAGGTTTTGATTTTTGGGGAGTTGAATCAGATCCGGATTATTTTCGAGATGGTAACATAAGATTCGAACGCGAATGTCACGGAATAATTGAATCAGACGGTATTAAAATTAAACAACAAACTTTATTTTAAACAACATGGCAACAGAAACCACAGTCAACAACGCTATCGAAAAAGACAGCGAACGACGAAAAGCAATGAACGCTAAGGCAAAACACGACGCATGGGAGCGCAAACATAAGCTGATACCTTTTCACACCAAGGATGGTAAAACCTGCTTTTACTGTGCCTCAAAAGAAAAAGGCGAGTCGAGATTAGCCGAGTACGAGCGGAGACAAAAACAATACATTGGTATCTAATGAACAATGGCAAAACAATATTAGATGCATGCTGCGGAAGTAGAATGTTTTGGTTTGATAAATCTAATCCTAATGTTTTATTTGCCGATATTCGCAATGAAAATCATATTCTTTGCGACGGCCGTCATTTAGATATTGAACCAGATATACAAATGGATTTTAGAAATATGCCATTTAATGATAATACTTTCAAACTGGTAATATTTGACCCTCCTCACTTAAAAAATCTCGGAAATGAAAGTTGGATGTGTAAAAAGTATGGAGTTTTAACGCCTTCATGGGAGTTGGATATTAAACAAGGCTTTAGTGAATGTATGCGAGTTTTGCAACCATACGGGACGCTTATATTTAAATGGAATGAAGATCAAATAAAGGTTAGTAAAATATTGTCTTTAATTGAGTACAAGCCTTTAATTGGTCATAAATCAGGGAAGCAAGCTAAAACACATTGGCTAACTTTCATGAAGTTTCCATCTAAATTTTGACAAAATACTCTAAATTTTTGTCTAAAAAATTAGATAATGTCAATTATTTTCGCCAATTTTGTTGGCAAATTCTGTGATGGTGTCAGACATGACAGAATTCTTTTCTTACCAAAATTTTACCCGTTTTACGCCGGAAGAATGCTGACACATTCCAAGGCTTAAGACGGGTTTTTTTATACCTAAAAATTAAATATTATGAGCACTAGAAGCACAGTTAAATTTTACAGCGAGTTTGAAATTGATAAACCTTTAGCATGTGTATATCATCATTTTGATGGATATATTGATGGGGTAGGATATGATTTGGCTAATTTTCTCAAATCAAAAACAATGATTAATGGAATAAACAATCAAACCATAGAGGATGGATTTGCTAACGGCATGGGATGTTTAGCCGCTCAGTATATCAAGGAAAATAAAATTAAAATTGGTAGTTGTTACTTAACAACTACTGATGACAGTCAAGATTACAACTATGAAGTTAGGTTTATAGATGGAAAGTTTAATATAAAAGTTGATAATTTTAATGGAACTCCTGACGAATTATTAAATTGTAAAGAACCAGAATCTTAATTACTCACCCCTCCCTATCTCAATTCAGGTAGGGAGGTAAAATGAAAAGGTATGACAGAACAAGAAATAATCGAAGGAAATAAGTTGATTGCGGAATTTATGGAATTGAAACGTGGTACAACTTGGAAGGTTTGGAACGGTTATGCAAACTTTACCGAATATAACGATTTGAAATATCACGAATCGTGGGATTGGTTAATGCCGATTGTTGAAAATATAGAAAGAATTGATTGGAATGTTAATATAAATCAAGTCTGTTGTATTTATGACAATCAACATAAAACTACAACTAGCGGCAAATCGATATCTAAATCAGGAGCCACAAAGATTGAATCAGTTTGGCTAGCTGTAGTTGACTTTATTAAGTGGTATAATCAGAATCGTAGTTGATCATTTATAATTAATAATATGGCGTTAAGCTGGGGAGAACAACTAAAAGACCCTCGTTGGATTAGAAAATATGACGAGATAAAGGAACGCGATAACAGAACATGTTTAATATGTAACTCCAATGAACATCACGTCGAAGTTCATCACTTATGTTATTTGCCAGGATTTTTAGCATGGGAGTACGATAATGAATTATTAGTTACTATTTGCCGACGCCACCATGATCAAGTCACCTACGACATGCCAAAGGTATCTGGTTTAATTGCTTTTCAAGCTTTAAAAGGAAATGTTGACTTATCAAATTTAGTTGAATTACTTGAATCATTACACGTATGAAAGATCCTGCATTTTTATTTTACCCTAATGACTGGATAGGTGGTACCATGGGGATGACCTTTGAAGAAAAAGGGGCTTATATGGAATTATTGATGATGCAATTTAATAGAGGTCATATGACCAAACATATGATAGGTCAAACAGTAGGTCAACTTTGGGACAACATTAAGGATAAATTTGTAATTGATAGTGAAGGGTTATATTATAATGAACGTTTAGAAATTGAAAAAGAAAAGCGTAAAGCCTTTACTGACTCAAGGAGAAACAATATAAAAGGTCAAAATCAATACTCAAAAAAAGAAGGTCATAAGAAAGGTCATATGACCTCTCATATGGAAAATGAAAATGAAAATGAAAATACTATTAAGAAAGTTTTTATTAAACCTTCTATAGAAGAGGTGAGATTATACTGCTTAGAACGAAAAAATACAGTTGACCCAATTAAATGGTTTAATTTTTACGAAGCTAAAGGGTGGATGATTGGTAAAAATAAAATGAAGGATTGGAAAGCCGCTGTAAGAACATGGGAAGAACCCGTAAACGAAAAGGCGAAGTCACTAAAACCTGCAATGAACTACTAATGATATTATTCGAAACAAATACAAAGCAGAAATACGACGTTGATATTCCAACACATAAAACAGGTGAATGGAACGGTAAATGTCCCGTATGTAAGGATACCCGGAAACGGGGTAATGAGAATAATAAACCATTGATGTTTAATGTTACTAAGGGTACAGGCAAGTGCTTTAACTGTGAATCTGTTTTTGTAACGTTTAAAGAGTTTTCTAAGCCTGATAGAATCGAAAAGAACTATACTAAACCAGTTTGGAGAAACAAAACAACATTAAACCCTCATATTGTAAAATACTTTGAAGGCAGAAAAATAAGCCAGAACACGCTTATTGAAATGAAAGTTACTGACAGCTCTGAGAAAATGCCTAAAATGCCAGACGGATCCCAATTTGTTGCGGCTATAAATTTTAATTATTTCAGGGATGGCGAATTAATTAACATCAAATATAGATCCGGAGACACAAAAGATAATCGTTCGTTTAAATTAGTTTCAGGTGCTGAGCTTATTTTTTACAACATCGATGCGATTAAAGAAAGCAACGAATGTCTTATATGCGAGGGTGAGCCAGATTGTCTGTCATGGATTGAAGCCGGATATAAATACGCTATTTCTGTTCCAAATGGAGCCCAAAACAATTTGGAATATCTCGACAATTGCATTGAATATTTCGAAAACAAAACAAAGATTTATATTTCCTACGATAACGACGAAAAAGGCATTCAGTTAAAGAATGAACTTGTACGTCGTTTAGGTGCAGAAAGATGCCTTTTAATTGATCTGGAAGGCAAGAAAGACGCAAATGATTACTTGGTTGCTTTTGGCGCAATGCGATTATTTAAGACATTGGAAAGCGCAAAAGAGATTCCAATAGAAGGTGTATTTACAACCGCCGATTTTGAGCCAGACTTAGATTATCTTTATTCAAACGGACTAAAGCCAGGTCTTAAAATTGGATTAGGCGCCTTTGATGAATTGCTTTCTTTCGAAACTTCGCGCTTAATGATCGGAACCGGGATTCCTGGTCATGGCAAATCTGAATTTATTGATGAGATAGTTGAGCGTCTTAATGTGTTACACGGATGGAAGGCCGCTTATTTTTCGCCGGAAAACTGGCCTTTACAATATCACATGTCCAAGATAATTGAGAAAATTACTGGCCAGCAGTTTTCTAAAAACACTTTAAACTTATTAGATTATCAACAGGCTAAAGCTTATTTGAATGAAAATTTTAATTTTATAATGCCCTCTGATTATTCATTTGGATTAGATAATATCCTCGATAAAGCTAGACAGTTGGTTAAGAAAAAAGGCATTCGTATTGTTGTAATTGACCCTTGGAATAGGCTTGAAAGCGAACAGGAAAAAGGAGAAAGTGAAACTAAATTTATCGGCCGGCAACTAATTAAAATGACAAATTTCGCAAAGATAAACGATGTTTTAGTGATCCTCATTGCCCACCCGGTTAAAATTCAAAAGGCCACAACCGGTAAATTTGAGATACCAAACCTTTACAGCATTTCTGGTTCAGCAAACTTTTTTAATATCTGCGATTATGGACTAACTGTCTACCGGGATGATGAAGAAAATAAGGTTAGCGTATATGTCCAGAAAGTAAAATTTAAGCATCTCGGACAAAAGGGCGTTGCTGAATTTCAATATGTATTCAGGAATGGAAGGTACGCTCCATTGGTTGAAGGTCACGATAAGGACGGAATACCTGCACTTGTTCCCGTTTATGACAATACAAATCACTTAAAAAGTAAGATTGAAGTAAAAACAAATTATGAACCTAATTATGAATTCGACACAATTGGAGCAGCAAACGCCGCAGATCTCCCGTTTTAATCATGATACGATTAAAAAATTGGATGAATTTATTATGGTTATGCCTTTGGATATCTGGTATAAAATCGGCGAAGATGAGACAAAATTAGCCGTCATTAAAGATTGGATCGATAAAGATCTATTGCAACCCGATTATTTAACCTTGTCCGAAGATCATCAATCATTTATAAAACGAACAACAAAAATTTTAACCATGACAACAAAAATGGCAAAAAGTAAACCATCCGGCAATACATACCGCATGTCAAACGGCGAACGCATCTCAAAAAAAGAAATTAACCGACGTGTTACCGCCGCAAAGAAAGTCAAACGTCAACAAATTATTGATGAATTCGACCATTTAGTATGCGAAGAATGTTTTAGAAACGATTGTGAACCAGTCGATATAAGTCACAATTTATCAGTTGATTGGTGTCAAAAAAACGGATGTGCTGAGTTAGCCTGGGACACCGACAATATGAAAGGCAGGGGGAGAAAATGCCATCAAATTAAGGATAAACTTGATTTAAGATTTACCTCAAATAAGCCCCAAATTTCAACGATAAAATAACCCAATGTAAAAATGGGCATCTATTGAGTAGAAAATTAAAATAGCATTGAATTAACATTAAAAAACAAAGGATATGGAAGCAGTTAAAGAACTACAGCAAATAGCAAAAAAGTTACATAACGTTTATCCGTGGATAACCAAAGAACGGTTTTTAAGGGTTTGCGCCGAAACAAAACAAATTAACTGGAAGGAAAAGTATGACGATTTTCAACATGGCATGCTTTATTTTATTTCGGTTGCTCCTATCGAATTAATAATTGGATTGGTTGAATTATATGAAAAGAAAGAGTCCGGGATTATGTTTGCAACAATTTCCGAATCAGATGATTTTAGAAAAGTTGTATTATCTGATAATTCCAGCGTAGAGGTAAATCTTAAAACTATTGAAGGGTTGGAAGATTTATTAAACCTACACAAAACAAAAGAAGTTAAATTTATACTTAGACTTTGCGATTCTGTTTATTCAGACAAAAAAACAACCAATGTTTACGAAGGAGATATTATAAAAAATATTGACTATGGCAAAGAACGGATATTTATATCCTTTCTGAGTAAAGAGTTTATTGGAGGTGACCCATTTTATTTGGAACTATTATATACTGAAAAGTATGGGTTTTTAAATTCAAAGAATAAACCTAACAAAGATTCTGAGCCAATAAAATTTGAAGAAAGCATATTCAATAGTAAGCCAAATAGATATAATTACCATTGCTTTACCTTGGGCCAAAAATGGAGTATTATCGGCAATGCAAATATTGACTATTCGATTTTAAAGCCATGAAATACACCAAAGCTCTCTGGTCAATCAACTGGTTCGACTACAATCATCTTTTACATGGTAGATATAGAGCGCAACTTAGATTTATTTTTGCTTTTCTTCATGCAAATTTTGAACTGTTTTGCGTGCTGATGACTGTAGTAACTGTTTTATTTGATGCTTATTATGTAATTAAAAGACAAATCATAAATATTTTATCATGATGAATATAATTTGCATACGAGAAGCGCGCGACAGCGATGGTGATAAAATTATGAATTTTACAAAGGGTGTTACCTATACTTGCAATAAACTATTTGACCCCATTGAAGGTATTGAATATGCAGTAAAAGATGACAACGGTAAAATTGAAAGGTTTTGGAATATCAACATAATGTTTGAACAACTATGAAAACCTACTGGTATCCATCTGGAAAACTTCGCAAACGAATAGGCAAAATAACTGACCGATTTGTTTTAGGATACGTGGAATTACAAGACTTAGAAACTTTTGAGTATACAATTAGACATATTAACGAATTGGAGGAAACTAGATGAAAATTTACACATACTACTTAAATGGAACTCAGGTAAACGGATCTATGACATGTAAACCAAAGTGGTTTGTATTTAAAATAATGAAATACGTAACATGCGTAAGGGTTTGGATATTTCAAATATGTATAGCGTATTACTTGTAATAACTAAAAACGAATAACATGAACTCTTTTCACATCGAAATAATAAAATGTCCTAACTGTGGATGCGTTCAGCAAGCAAAAGTACATCATACATCCCCGTGGAACACATACACCCATGACTGCAACAAATGTGCATACACAATCATGGAATCAGAATGGGACGAAGTAGAAACAGTTAAAAACGAATAACATGAATTACATCAACAGATCATCAAAAAAAGACTTAGTTCTTTACCGATCAAAGAAAATGATTGAAAGTAAACAGGCGATAATTAATTCCGATCATATACTTAAGTTATGTTGCGAGTATTATAACATGCCTGTAAATCTAGTTAAATCTAGGACAAGAAAAAGGGAGATTGTACAGGTTAGGCAAATTGCAATGACTTTAAGTATGTTTTATACCGATGAGTCTCAGGAAAGCATAGGATTAAATTATGGAAATTATGATCATGCTACTTGTATTAATGCAAGAAAAACGGTTAATAACTTACTTGAGACTGACAAAGTTTTTCGGACTCAATATGACGACATTGAACGCCGTTTAAAACACGCTTAACACTTTGAAATATAAATAATTATTTGTAAATTTAGGGAGGAAATAAAAGTATGAGAAAAGCAATTAAACGTACAAAAATATATTGGGTATTCAGGCGTTTTATCATAAAAAGATTTGGGTATTATAACTGGATATCACTTTATATTTGTTTAGGCTTAATTAATAGTAGATAAACATTAACACTCTAAAATAAACAGCTATGACAGTGCAGGAATTAAAAAAAGACATCGAAGCATATATTAAAGAACATAATTATACATGGACATTCGACGAAATAATCGATCAATTAAACAGGTATAATTACGGATTTTACGTCAGTCATACTGCTAAAGAAATTATAAAAGCTTTTGAATCACGTATTTATCAAATTAACGGAAATAGTAAATATTATGGAAACCAAGGAACTAAAAGAAAAAATAATTGAAATTATAGGTTTTATGATGGAGCCTGATCGGGCTAAATGTAAAGCCGAAGAAGTGCTTAAATTAATCGAACCTGAATTAGTCAAAGCTAAGTTAGGCGCTGCGCTGGAAAATTGGTGTAATGAGCTGTTTGATTGTGTTGACGAAGGATTAATGCCTACAAGGGCTTTGTTAGCGTTACGGGTCTTATTAGATCGGAAAATTGACGGTTGGGTTTCTGTTAATGACAAACAGAATCCAATACCAACAAACGAACCTTTAGAAATATTGTTCGAAAGTGGATATATTATGGATTATAATAATAAAAATTGGCCTATCGAAAAAGTTACCCATTGGAGAATTAAAATAAAATAATAATGAAAAAATTTAGAGCTTTTGATAAATTGCAAAACAAATTTTTACATCCTTATCCTGATGGATTTACTATTTTAGGCGAAACAACTTGTTTTGATATAATAGGTCAACAATTAAAAGAGTCTACGCCAAATAAAACTACACTCGAAAGATTAAATGATGTCGTTATTACTCAAGCCATAGGTATAAAAGATGTTAACGGTTTGGATATTTACGAAGGCGATATTATTGAAGACGCAGCTGGTAGACTATGGGATGTCGTATATTACGAAAGGCATGCCGGGTTTGTCGCGTCGTGGATAAAGGAAGGCGTTAACAACAGCTATAAAACATTTGACAGTTTTAAATTATGTCAATTGCCTTTTGAGATTAAAGGAAATATTTTCAACCCTCTAAAATAAAATATATGTTAGATTCACACAGAAAAGGATTTGCGGTAATGAATGAAAAGTTAACCGCCTACTCATTTGATGATGAAAGTTTAGAATGTTGCAAAAAATATTGCAGATATGGTGATGTGATAGCTGAACGAATTCCGTATAAAATTGGGTATTCAATTCGAATTGTTTGGCATAAATTCTGGAAACCTTTTCATTTTAAATACGACCAAAAAAATATTCTTTGGCTTCATTGGAGTATTAGAAAAGAGTTTTCGCATAAAACTGGCAAAGTAGTTTATAGAAAATGTTCTTCAACATAATTCATAAAACAATGAGAAAAATCAGTTAATTTCATTTCAACTAACAAAACATATGAGTTTATGGAAACTAAAAAAAGTGAAGAAACAGAGTATTATTTATCAATGTTTGCTGAATTGAATGAGCTAACACATCGTAATTTCGCGGAAATTCTTAGCGCAATGCGACGGTTTACCCAGGCAGCGGTAAAAATTAACCCGGAAATGGGAGTAGAAGGACTGGATTTATTTTACGACATCAGTCTAATTTTAAATTGCCTTCAGAAGTACAATCACGATACATTGGAGTTGTCGAAAGAAAATAAACAAAGATTAATGTTAACTGAATAAGATATTTAATTTTGCAATTCTCACAATTTTTGCCTACATTTGTGGTATAATTTAACAATCGGTAGTAGGTTTGTTGAGTTCTTTGAAAGTGTTTTCGACGCATGAAAATGCTAAGTCGGATGGGTAGAAAGGTTAGCCCAAGGTTACGACACCTTAACAAAAAAAGTCGGGGACCCTTTCGTCGAAAACACTTTCTTTTAAACGAAGTTCATTGAATAAAGATAAATAGCGGGGTGGTGAAATGGTTATCATGTAGGACTCATAATCCTAAGTCTGTCGGTTCAAATCCGACCTCCGCAACAAAGCGCGCTAAGTAGACAAGTGGGTACAGTTATCCGGTTGACGGATTGAATAACCGAGGCCCTAAAGACCGCATTAGAATGGACTAAACGATGAGTAAAGAATCCTAACCCTAATGCAAAAACAGAAATGAAAGGCTAAAGGACTGGTGTAGCAGGTCTGACCTATAGCACAGTAGCCTTTTTAAAAGCGAATAACAATGCATCATATAAGTGATAACAGACAAGCAAATATCAATTGTTGCTTTCAAATCGAAGGGAAAAAAAGTTTCCACACGCGATGAGGCCGATGCGGTTGAAATCAGAACCGACAAAGGACACATGTCTTCGTTTTATCACCTACACAAACAGACTTATAACAGACAAAGAAAGTTTGAAAAACCAGTAAGCAAATGGGAGATGCTCCCGGAGACAGTTTAAACATGAAAACAACCAAAATATTACTTATTATACTGATAATTAATGTTATATTGGTTATAATTACCTCTTGTTCTGCTAAGATAATCCCTAGTAAATACGCTGTTGTTAAATCTGTCAAGCAAATCGAAGGTGGTTATTTAATTTTAAGTCAACCCATTTTTAAGCCTATTGATGGATATTATTTACAATCAGATCAACCAATTATTAATTTTACAATTAATGATACTGTTTATATAAAGCGAATCAGAACTGAATCCAGGAACGAAGTAAGACTATTTAAACTATAAAGCAATGGAAGAAACTTACACACTCACCAAAACCCAAATAGAAGAAGCGTTTAAAAAATACAACGCAGCTTATTTGGCAAATCCGGAAAGCTTTTCGGCTATTACCGAGACGTCGCATTTTAGGCAAGCGGAGTTGTTGATTGGGTTTTTAGAAAGTGAATAAGTATGGGAGCGCCGAAGGGGAACCAGTACGCTAAAGGCATAGGAAGACCGACGAAGTACAAAGAAGAGTACGACGATCAGGTATATAAACTTTGTTTGCTAGGCGCAACAGATAAAGAAATAGCCGATTTTTTTGAAGTATCAGAGTCGACTATTAACGAATGGAAGCGTGATTATAAAAGTTTTTCGGAGTCCTTAAAAAAAGGAAAATGGTTAGCTGATGCTAATGTAGCTGAAAGATTATATCAAAGAGCATTAGGTTATGAGCATCCTGAAGACGATATAAAGGCTTACATGGGTGACATAATAATAACTCCCACAATAAAACATTACCCACCCGATCCAACGGCGGCAATATTTTGGCTTAAAAACAGACAATCTGCTAAATGGAGGGACAAGCAAGAAGTAGATATATCAAATCCAGACGGGACACTTAATCAACTGCCGCCGGTAATTTATACAATACCTGAACATATAATTGAAAATTTAAAGCAAAAAGGCTAAAAAACTTTCAAAAATGCAAACGTCTCGACGGGACAACTTTCAATCTTCAATAAACACTCTTTCTTTACCGCAATTACAAATAATAATTTCAGTTGAACAAATAAATCTTTTTTTAGCTGGTGTCGGGTCAGGCAAAACACATTTAGATGGACATGTGTCATATAGCTTTATTAAAAACTTTCCGGAGGTATTAGGATTTATAGGTGCAAACACTTATGATCAATTAAATACATCCACTATATTTAGGATTAGAGAAGTTTGGAAAAGCATTGGAGTTGTCGAATATGACGATAAAACTGGAATCGGACATTATGTTGTAAATAAACAGCCTCCCAAGTGTTTTAAAAAGCTCCATGATTCATTTATATCTTACGATAAGATTATTTCTTTCATTAATGGAGCCACTGTTTTTTTAGGCTCCATGGACAATGCAAAGGCTCATGATGGAAAAGAGTTTGGTTGGGCCATTTTGGATGAAACAAAAGATACAAAAGAGGATGATGTAAAAGACATTATCTTAGCTAGGTTAAGGCAAAAGGGAATATATATCAAAAACGATGAATTTACGACTGAAATAACAGATAAACCGTGTTGTCCTCTTTATATTTCCACTTCTCCTGCCAAGGTTGATTGGATAAATAATTGGTTTGAGCTCGACAAAAACATCCAAGAAATACAAGATAAGATTTACGATAATAACGATTATTTTGTTAAAAGAATGCCGAATAAGCTATGCGTAATATCGTCGACATACCATAATGAACACAACCTTCCAAACAATTACATTGAAAACAAGCGTCTGGATTGGACTAATGAGAAGTTTAAAACCCTTATTTATGCTAACCCATTTTCTCAAACAGGATGTGAATATTATTCATCGTTTAATCGTATTATTAATGTCGGGAAAGTAGGGTATAATAATGAATTAGCCTTACATATAAGTTTTGACTTTAATTATGTTCCTTATAATTCATGCTCAATATGGCAAATAGAACAAAAACATGGGATATATTGGGTTTATGGAATCGATGAAATAGCCCTTAAAAATCCAAGGAATAGTGATGAGGATGTTTGTAATACATTTATTTCAAGATATAAGCATAAACATAAGGCCAGCTTATTTGTCTATGGAGATGCAACAGGCAAAGCCGGGACCACATTAAATAAAGAATCAAAAAGTCACATAGCTAATCTGGAAAAATATCTCTCATCGATGCTTAGCAATACATCAATGAGAATACCTAGAAGCAATCCCACTAATGATTCAAGACGCGATTTCATGAATAGAATTTTTGAAAATAAATTACCCATCCGAATAGTTGTAAGCGAATCTATGCATTATATGATATCTGATCTTAGTTATACAAAGCAGGATTTAATTAATGGAGGCAAGGATAAGCATATAGTTACCGATTCGGAGACGGGAGAAAAGTACCAAAAATACGGACACTTTGGTGATAATATGGAATATTTTATTTGTGAATGCTTCAAAAGTTATTTTTTAAAATAATTTGCCACTTTTTTTGGCAAAAATGTTATACCTTTGAAAACAAAAACAATGACGCCCGAACTTGCCCTTTCTTATCTTGAAAATATCGTTAAATCTGAAGCCACATTAAAGCATTACAAACGTCGTGTTGAGTTAGCAAAAGAATATTACGATTATTACACCGGCAAATTAGATGATCGGTTGAAAAAGATAATCTCCAGAGAGTCTGACATTGAATTTAACCAAAGAAAAGATCTCACAAACCATGTAAGTAAGGCAATTCTAAACAGCGCCAAACTACCATTTCTTAAAGCAGCAAGAAAGCAACCACTAGTAAGAAAGATTGACTTTGAAACTCAGAACGCAGAAACTAGGCGCAAAGAATTAAATGATTTTATTGCCAAATACAATGGCGATAAATCTTTAGATCAGTTTATGGAGCAAATGATTGTTGAGTATAATTTCATCGATCCTAATGCTTTCCAGATTGTCGAATTTCAACCTAATACAGAACTTGAGAAAGCAAAACCTTATCCTTTTATAGCCACATCTGACCAAGTCGTTGATTACAATTACATCAACGGTATAATTGAGTATGTAATTGTCAGATTATCGATTAAGTTCATCGAAAAAGACAAAGAAAAAGACGGCTATAAATACACTCTTTATCAAGGTGCGCAAACAATAGTATTTGAACAAGTAGGAATCGATTATATTGAAGAGGGTGCGGATTTCTTTACTGATGAATTAAAGAAGTTTAAAATATCTACATTTGATGTTCAAACGGATGGCGATCCGGAATTAATGCCTGCAGCAATTCAATTTGGTTACATACAGGACCCTGAAACGCAATACGAAACATACTTATCAATATTTGATTGTGCTTTACCTTATTTAAGGAAGACTTTAAAAACAAATTCAGAGCTTGACCAAAGTATGGCAATGATGGCCTTTCCACAACGTTATAGATATGTACCTAATTGTACCGCCCAGGGGTGCAACCGGGGCCAATTGCCAGACGGTAAAGATTGTCCCGCATGTGGAGGAACAGGCAAAGCAAAAACGCATAAGGGCTCACAAGACATTCAGGAATTTAACCTACCGAAAGATCCACTTGAAATAATGGACCTCGCTAAATTAGCTTACGACCATTCACCTAATATCGAACTACTAAAATTTCAGGATGAGTATATCAAAGGCTTAAAAATAGATATTCATAAAACTATTTTTAATTCTGATGTTTTCACAACACCAACCGTAACGCAAACTGCAACAGAAAGTATTATTGAAGTCGATAATATGAATGACACTCTTTATTCATTCTGCAGGCGTTATTCTCAGATATGGCAATTCAATGTTTATTTTATTGGAGTTTTTACCGATAATGTAAAGGCTTCAAAAGACGGATCAGATATTATTATTCAGCATAAATTCCCGAATGACCTGAAACTAAAATCACTTACTGATCTGATGTCAGATTTAAAGGCGGCTTACGATTCTAAAGCCTCTGTAAGTACTATCTCTGCAATCGAAGACGATATAAATGAAATTCTTTATTCAGATCGACCCGACGAATTGAAGAAAATTAAGATTCAGCAAAACTTCAACCCATTCAAAGGATACACACCTGATGATATTCGTTACTTCTTTGCTTCTGGATTAACCACAAAGTTCAATCAGATTCTTTATTCTAACTATGCTAATATTTGGCTTGACTTAGAGAAGGAAACGGACCCTTGGATTTACGACATGGAGGAACCCAAGATTTGGGATCTAGTAAAAGGCAAGGTGTCTGATTTGATCGCAGCCATAGAAGCTGAAAAACCAAAGGAGGTAATGAGATTGGATTTTAACAACCAAAATACACAAACAGCATGATTCAAAAACTAATCAATCTATTTAAGAGAGATTCCCTTTCAAAGCTTATCAAAAAAGCTGATAAGCGTTATTATGAAACCGGCAAGCAATATTTAGTATTACCTTTTAATAAAAAAGGAAAGCTTATTCTTGTTCACGGAACGACATTCCTTAATGGCTACAATAAGAAAGCCAAAAAGATGGGGTATCCAAAAATGACTTATCCTCAAATGCTCGAAAAAGCAGTATATAAAACTAATCCAGGAACATTAAATAAGCGATAATGTTTAAAAATAAATATTTAAATAATGAAGGTTATATAGTTGGCAAGGGTCCAAGTTTACAATATTTAACCGAATCATTTTTTGATAATGGGCCTATTATAACTTTAAATGAATCTATTCTAAAAATAGAATCCTTCAACTTGTCTAATGATATATTTGCAATGCAAAAGGACGGGCCAGGGTGGGACTTAAAAATAAGAAATAATTGCCCTATAAAAACATGCAATAAATGCCCGTATGGAATGCTATACCCTAAAAAGGCTAAATTATTAATACATAAACATGAATCCGAGTTTTGTTTACCTGACTATAAAGAACGCTATGAATTTGATAATATTAAATTAGGATTATTACCGGATCATTTTTCAGCCTTATCTGCCTATAAACTATTAAGATATATGGGATGTAATAAAATAATTTTTATTTCATGCGATAGTTATGTTAATAAAAATATAGATACATACATTCCGAATATTGGGGTAACCGCAAAAGATAATGGATATTTATTGCAATATGATATTTTAAAAAAGTATGTCGATTGTGAAATAGAATTTAAAACACCAATGGAACATGCCTAAAGTAAGCGTAATAATGCAATCGTATTTAGGCGACTATCTTGGCGCCGCTTCCGACCGTGAAAATAAGATAATTCGCGCGATAGAATCGGTTATCAATCAAACTTTCAAAGATTGGGAACTGCTTATCATAGCCGATGGATGCGAAAAGACTTTTGATTTAGTCAGTTCTAAATACGCGAATAATGCAAAAGTAAATTGTTTTTATATTCCTAAACAACCACTATGGAGTGGAACTGCAAGAGATATAGGAAAGATTGAGGCTAAAGGGGAGTACTGTATTTATCTTGATACTGATGATTACTATTCACCTGATCACCTTGAAAAAATTATATCTCAATTCAACGGATCAGATTGGGTATGTTTTAATGATTTTGTTTGGACAGGTACAGCATGGAAGGAACGTGAATGTAATGTGAAACGAATAGGGCAAAACGGGACATCAAACATATGCTTTAAACGTGAACTAGATGTTTCATGGTCGGGTTATACCGGGTATGCACATGACTTTTATTTCAATCAACAACTAGTAAAAAAGTATCCCAATTACGTGAAAATACAAACACCTGGTTACTACGTGTGCCATTTACCACCGCATCCGGGTGGTTATAATTATGATATTTAAACTTAAAATAGTATGATTAAAGTGCTTTCGATAAACTACAATACCCCTGATTTAATCTACGCAATGGTTAAATCATTTCGTCAATTTTATAACAATGAAATACTTATAGTCGATGGATCAGATAAAAAAGAATACGATGAAGCAAAAGTTTTACTCAGTGAGTTTGATGGTGTGGAAATTCATCATTTCAACAGTAATATTCATCACGGCCCCGGTATGGGTTATGCTTTTAATGCAATGGACTGCGATAAAATCATGGTTATTGACAGTGACGTCATTATATACAAAGGAGGGTTTCTTGAGTTATTGGAAAGCATGCTTATGCCAGAAGACTACGGAGTGGGAGACATACAGCGGGTTGACGATAGAGGGTTTAACATCGGGCCTCGCAAAGGAGCCGTTGGCCTCCGAGAAAGCGAATTAAATGAACAGGGATATGCTTATTTGCATCCTGCATTTATGCTTATCAATAGAAATATTGCAATAAATTGGCCAATGCCTATAAAGCACGGGGCCCCAATGATTGAAACTATGAAGCATATTAATAACATGGGACAAGAAAGAATACTGCAGCATTGTGATTTTGTACATAATGATTTTAGAAATGAGCCAAAAATATATTTTCGTCACGATTGGATGGGGACAGTAAGCAGAACAGGAGGTTATAATTTATGAATATTTCTTGCGTCATCGTAGCCTGCAGTAAATCCGATTATCATAAACAGATAACCAGACAAGCCATTTTGAGCTCCGGCATCGATTGTATAATTGTGGAAACGCATCCGAACGCATTGCCTTATAAGGAAGCTAAAGTAAACTTATTTTGGCCCAAAGAATTCAATTATAATGCTTGTCTTAATTTCGGAATACTTCACACAAATACCGAATATATTGCTTTATGTAACAATGATCTTGTTTTTAAGCCAGGATGGACCAAGGTAACCGAACGCATGGAGGTTAATAAAGTATTGTCAGCATCCCCATTTTCTCATTATTCTCAACATAGGCATGGATATAAAGCAGATGGATCAATTCATTATGGCTATTGGATAGGTCACGAATTATTAGGATGGTGTATTATAATTCATCGCGATTTAATTGGAATAATTGGGAAACTGGATGAATCTCAAAAGTTCTGGTGTTCAGATGATGTTTATGCAGATCAATTGAGATTATTTAAGATTAAACATATGTTGGATTGTGGGTCCGTGGTTGATCATATCGGCGGTGGGTCTCGTACGCTCAATACAATTCCCAAGGAAATATACAGAGATTACACGACAAACGAATATAATAGGTTTCAATATGCCAAAGCGAACAAACGGGTTAATTCCTGAAATATATCAAAAAAACTTTGAAACAATTGGGTTGTTTTTTTGGGTAGAGGGCCAAAAAAAGATCATTCCAACTATTACAGTGAAGGAGTCAATTGAAAAATACTTCCATTATGTAGGTTACGAGTGTGATTTGGAAGTTGCCAGGACAACATATGAACGAATGAAAAAAGAATATTTGAATCATGGCTAAACTTCCAAATAAAATACAGGATATCGTAGACAAGAAACAAGCTTACATAGATAAGAATAGAAGTAAGCTCGAATCTTCTGTTATTAAAATGCAGGAAGAGTTATTAAAATCAGTTATCGAAAATATCATTCCTGAACTAGAAACTAAAGATGGCCAAATATTAAATACTGCCAAGAATCTAAAGCTTATTGAAAAACTTGATTCACTTTATACAGATTTCAATAAAACTATTCAAACAGGAGTTGTTAAGGATTTGGGAGAATCTTTAGTAAGCTTAAATAAATTCAATAATAATTATTTTGGAGAGCTTACATTAAACGAGGTTACTCAAAAGCGATTTGACCAGGTTTCCGCTAAAACAAACAATCTTATATCAACTAGAATAGGTATTACTCCGAAAGGTAAGGTAAATAATGGGGGTTTCCTCGATTCTTTCATTACCGATCGAACACTACTAACCGATTTAAAGCAGACTGTTATTCAAAATGTAACCGGTCAACAATCGATGGTTGATTTTAAGAAGGTATTAAAGGATAAGATTGTTGGCAATGACCAGGTAAGTGGAGGATTTGAAAAGTATTATAGGACTTATGCCTATGATGTTTACCAAGAATACGATCGAGCGTACGGTAAGCAAATGGCCGATGAGTTTGGTATGGATTATGCTTTATATCAAGGTGGCTTAATTAATGATTCCAGGGACTTTTGTAGGGATCACGAAAACCATGTTTACACACGTGAAGAGGTGGGTAATTTTGGTAAATGGACCTATGCGAAAGCGGAACATATTACAACTTTTAACGATCCTGGGAAACAAGAAGGAGTTCCATCTTACATTGAGAAGTTTCCTAATTACGACCCCGCCACAAATTGTGGTGGCTTTAATTGCCGACATCAATTAAGCTGGATAACTAAATCGGCTGCGATAAGATTGAGGCCAGATTTAGCAGAAAACGCAACTCCAAAAGAAAGTAAACAAGAGCAAATTGTTACACCTCCAAACATTGCCAAAGAAAAAGTTAAGACGATTAGGCAGAAACAAGCAACGATTAAAAAAATAGAGACTCAAGATTCTATTAAAATAAACTACAAATCATTCAACGCTAAAGACGCTCAGAAATATTACGATAAAAACCAAAGCGATATGAGCGATTTTGATGATTATAAAACAATTGCCGATTATAAGTTTCGTGGTTACGAAGGAATGAACGCCGGGTTAAGAGGTGGAGACAAGAAAAAACTAAAAGAATACAGTAAACAAATAGATACCCTTTCCAAGTATATTGATAAAAACAAAATAACTGACGATTTGGTATTACACAGAAAAGTAAGAGTGAATTTCTTCAAAGACTTAAAACCTGGAGATGTTATAAATGATACCGGTTTTTCCAGCGCATCACTTAAAAAAGATTTTGATAAAAAAGGATTCTTTGGCAACAACACAATCGAAATAAGATGTCCTAAAGGTAGTAAGGTAGCCTCATTAAATGAATCAAATTTATTAGAATTTTGTATCGATAAAAATGCAAAATATAGAGTTATTGAAAATAAAGGAAATGGTATAATTATTGAACTTTTGAAATAATGGCAGAAAAAGAAGAAGACATATTAGTTAGGTTTGTTTTGGACGAAAAGGATTTAGAGGGAATAACTATTGAAATAGCAGAAGAAAATTTACCCGTTAATCAATAAGACTCTCAATACTTACATTAAAATATTTTGCAATCTTATAAGCTGTGCAAAGTGTTACATTCTTATGTGGTTTAATTCCTTCTATTTTACTTATTAACGATCTTGGGCAATCCAATTCACATGCTAAATCATCCTGAGATATTCTGCGTTCGTATCTCATTTTTCTAATTAAGTTTGCGTTTAGTTTCATCTAATAATCATATTATTATGTCTACAAATATAGGCAATAAAATTGGCAAAATGACAATAAATTTGTCAAAAATATAATTATGATTACAGCTCAAAAAAATGGCGTAACGCGAATATTCGGAGAAGACCAATGGGGTAATATGCCTAAGGATAAATTTGGATGGAAAGTAATTGATCCAGGCAATCCAACTGCTCAGCCAAACCCAGATATCATACAAAAAAAAATGGTGGCCGGGCAGGTTGTGGATGTTCAAAAGCTCGTACCTGATGAGATTGTAGCAGCTAAAAAAGGTGAGGTTACAGACTATACTGAAAATATACCTGAACCTGTCAAGGGTTTAATCGAATCAGAAAAAACACCTGATGAGATTAAACGTAAACCTGGGAGGCCTTCAAAATGATGTACGAACTTAAAAGCAAAAAGACAGGATTAATTAATGTAGTTGATGAGGAAACTTACAATACATTAAAAAGTACTGATCAGCTAAAAAAGTACACCATCGAAAAGCAACATAAGCCGGTTAAAGTTATTCCTGCTGAAATTGTGACCAAAAAGAAGCAAACTAAATCTGATTCAGATAATGAAAGTTGAAGAAAAAAGTATTCTTGAGGGTTTCTTATCCAAAACCTTAAACATGGATTCCGAGGCCATTTCCGGGCTTTTTAATGCGGAAGGAGAATTGATTGATTTAGCTCCCGCTCTTGAAACTGATGCAAATCGCATTTCAAAACTTCGCACTGAGAAGCAAGATCAGTACGCAAGAGGACTGAAAGAAGGTGCGCTGAAGATTGAAAAAGCTTTAAAAGCTAAATACAATGTTGATTCTGATTTAATTGGAGTAGAACTTGTAGATTTTATTCTTGAGGCTCAAACATTTGAATTAAACGAAAAACTTTCTAAGAAGGCAACAAAGGATGATGATTTTGAAAAGCATCCTAAGTACATTCAGATGAAGCAGGAGTTTGACAAGCAGTTGAGAGCTAAAGAACAAGAATTGGAAGGAAAGCTCAAAGAAAAAGAATCCGAATGGAATCGGAAAGAAACCCTTGGAGAGATTTTGAAACTTGCATTTACCGAACTTGAAACCGGGTATATATTGCCAGAAAACACTGAACGAGCAAATGCATTGAAAGATGTTTTAGCTCGTGAACTTGAGTCGGGTAATTATTCGTTTGACGAAAAAAGAACACCTATTTTACTGGATAAAGAAGGTAAGCCCTTAGAAGATGATCACGGTAGATTTATTAACTGGAAAGATCATGTAAATGGATTAGCCGGTAAGTATTTCGACAAAAAAGTTGCCAATGAGCGCGGTAATGCCGGTAATAAAAATCAGCAACAGCAACAAGTACAAGGGACATTTAAAAGCCGAGATGAGTTTACGGAGGCTATGAAATTAGCTAAGACTCCGCAGGAACAAAGTGAGGCTCTCAAGAAATTACAAGCATCAAATCTTGATTAAAAATGTCAGATATTGCAACGATTGATTGTGGATATTTAGCAGTTGTGCAGGCTATGGCCGCCGACCGCTGGTTAAACGCAGGTAATAAAAAAGATTACATTGCGAATGTTGAAAGCGCAAAGGCGCTATTGGAAAATCAGACCGGAGTGAATCTGGTTGAGTTGAAAGACCCTGGAAAAGAAAAGAAAATTTCTCTTGAATGGCCTGAAAAATGTTCTATTACCGTTGGTGATTGTTCAGACGATTGTTCTATTGACGGTTCAGACGTGACTCCTCTTTGTAAAGAATATTCAGTTGAATGTTTAGCTGAAACATCTTTTAAAATTGCCGAACGTTCTTATCGCACCCGTACCATGGATGAACAACAGGCTATTGCTGATAATATGCTAAAACATATGAAAGCGATGGATGAAAAAGTAGCGGCTCTTATTTTGGCAGGGCTCGACGCGAATACTGGTGTAAATGTTCATACAGATGGACCCGGGAACGTTGTTGGCGATCTTACTTATATTGGAGCTTCTTCATGGAATGAATATTTATTTGGATATTTTGCTATGGTTGCCCGTATGAATAAGTTCACAAATCCTACTGTATTAGACGGTAAGAACTTGTTTCAGTTATGGTGGAATCTTTCAAAAGATGCTGCTAATGCAGACGGTAAAGGAGCAATGGCAAAATTAACATCAATCAATACCCCATATTTTGATCCTGAGAATATGATCGGATCTTATGCTGGTAAAACTTATATGATTGATAATGGTGCCGCTGCCTTTATTTCTAAAACGTGGAATCCTGCAGGAGCTGCAAGCGCAGTTCGTAAGGCCGGTGATCGCATGTTGTATTCCATTCCTTCTAATAACCTACCTGGTATATCTTACGATGTATTCACTCAGGAAAGTTGTGTAAGTAATGAATATTACAAAGCGTTTAAACTTCAATTACATGGCGGTTTCTTCACGAATCCTTACCCATGCGACGAAACTAATACCGGTATTCTCGCATTTAAATGCGGCGCGCCCGCGTAAAGTAACTTAATGTTTAACCTAATATTAAAAGGGTAGGGTAATTTTATCCTACCCTTTTTTGATAAAGATATGAGTGTACTAAATAATTGTTGGGACAATATAGTAGGCATAACTCGCAATGGTAAATGCTTGGATAAAATTTATAGACCCGTAGACTATAATACTAGTTTATCAGGGCTATACCTTGACGAATTAAAAGGTATTGATTTGAAAATTGTCGAAAGTACCGGCGGTGACATATGGGATAAAGTGTCTGTATCATATGAAAATGCTGTTCGTGCATTTAAAATGGACGTTATGGCAGAAATTTTAAAAACACACAAAACGCGGTATGATAATTTCATTGGTAATATTGGCTCCCAAAGATTTACCCGGAATCTGTCGTTAAATAAATCATACGCCGGTATCCGGATGTATTGTAATGACATCAAGGGCGGGTTATTTACGCTTAAATCCATTGGTGTAATAATGGATAAAACCGAAACTTTTGATATCGACATTTACGATAACCTTTCGGAGGATATTCAGCATACTATCGAAGTTTCATCTATTGCTAATAAAGTAAGTATTACAAACTTACAAACTCCTATCGAATTACAATTGTCCGTTGATAATTGGGACAACTTAGAGTATTATTTCCTCTACAATCGCGGAACAAAACAACCTAAAGATAATAAACCTACATGCGGATGCGGCGGTGTTCATTGGTGTTTTAAACCTGAAACGCCCTGTTTTGCAGATGCCAAACAAACAAAAGACCGGTGGAGGCAATATGCAATGATTGGAGGTATCCAAGGTGATGATATTGCTATTCGTGAAGAATGGGGGGTAACTCAAGAAATGAATGGCATTATTCTGATAGGTGAATTCAATTGCGATAAATTTTCCTATTTGTGTAATTCAAATATGGATTTTGAAGTTGATGAAATAGGCCAGGCCGTCGCTCATGCTATTGCTTATAAATGGGGCGAATTTACTATGGATTACTTCTTGGATACTAAGGAAGTTTCCAGATACACTACTTTGGGGATAGAATCAATTAATAATAACCGGGAGTACTATAATGCTAGATATGCAGTAATGATTGATTTCATTGCCAGTAATCTGGACACTGAAAAGTACGGATGTTTATCATGTAAACCAGTTCAAAACGCACGATTAAGCAGGCAGCTATTATGACATTTGAAGAATATAACCAGAGAATGGATGCTTTAATTAAGGATTTGCCAGGCGCACACGCGAACCTACTTATAGGGGTCGCAAATACTGCTTTGGCTATGGTTAAAAAGCGTATTCAAACATCTGGAGTAGACGCAAATGGTAATAAGTTTAAAAGTTATTCGGATTGGTATCAAAAGTACAAGACTGAAAAAGGCAAAAATAAAGGATTCACAGATTTTTCTTTTACTAACCGGATGTGGAGTAACATTCAACTTATAAAAGACAAGTCAACAGATCAAACGGCTATAATTACAGCACAAGATAAAGGCTCGAAAGGTGGTAGTTTTTCCGTACCGGTTAAAGCTCATAAAAGAAAAGGCAAGCAAATAGCCGCTACGACTAAAACAGTTTATGCTCCAAGTAATTATGAGAAACTTGAAAAGAATACCAAGTCATTTGGTGAAATATTAAACCTATCAAAACAGGAAATTGAAGACATTCGAAGCGATTACGATGCAGGTATTTTGGAAATATTTAGAGATCACGGATTATGAATGAAAAAATAGCAAGCATATTAAAGTCTAAGATTGAGCCATTATCATTTGTGGATAAGATAGCCGGGCTGGTTCGACCTGTTAAAATTGAAGTTATGGGAGCTAATGAAGTTAAGGTGCCTAAAATTTATCCTATTGCCTCCGACATTTCTGGTGAATCGTGCATTTCAGGACAGTATAAAGACTTGGTTCCTGATTCAAAATATAGATCTATTTTTTATTTTGAAGATAACGGATTGACTTTAACAGCAAGAAATAATAGGTGGGCTTCTTTTAATAGTCGGCTTACTTTAGTTGGTTGGCTAAATCTTAAAATGTTATTTGATTGCCAGACGTTTACCGGATCAACTGAATGTATCTTAAGCATCCTATCAGAGCTTCCGGAGAATCCATTTAGCGAAGATATTTACAGAGAAATAAGGATAATTGCATTGTCAGAGGTACCAAAAAGCAACGCGATATTTTCCAGATATACATACGACGAAATAAAGACTCAATATTTACTTTACCCATTTGATTACCTTGCTTTAAATATGTCCATAGATTTTAAAATAAATTTGGCCTGTGTCGAACAATTTAAATTAGCATCATGCCCGAAATGTTAATGTTTATCATATTGTCTTTTTCAATTGCGTTAGTATCATATACTTACTCAATTGTACTGACATCTTCAGGAATGATATTGGATTGGTTTTACGTTTGGTTATCTGGTAAACTTGAGCAAAAGCATGAAAAATGGTTTAACGTATTAATTAATTGTCCAAAATGCGTAGCGGGGCAGTGGTCCTTATGGGTATTTTTTGCAACGCCTTATTTTGCTTGGTTAAATTCTATTCATTTACATATCTTATTTATTTGTTTAACAATTTGGATTTCAATTATATTAAATAAATTATATCTATGGCTAACGAACTAAAGAAACTCGAACCAGGAACCCAATATTTCGATTGCGCAGGCAAGAAGTATTTTTTATCTGATAAGCTTTCGTTTATTAAGTTTGAAAAGCTTTCAGAATGGACTTTAGAATTTGGGTTTTCAGCGACGTTTAAAGATATATTTACTCAGCTTCGCAAGCAGTATGATTTACTAAACCAAATGAAGCTTGCGGATGCTATAGTAGTATGCCATAATCTTATGTCTGGTATTGTCAATTTAGAACAAAAGAACAATGTTGCATTCCGGATATGCGCTTTATTTATCTTAGAAGAAGGAGAAAACGAAATCGAATACAACGAAGCTAAGATAGATGAAAAAATTGATAACTGGTCTAAGGAATACGATGCAGGTTTTTTTTTGAACTTTGCAGCAAGTATAGTACCGAACTGGATAGCCGCTTACAATCTCGTTTCCCAAAATACTTCAGAAAAGGAAAGCCAGAAGCCAAAGAACAATATATCAACAAAATGATTGAAGAAAGAAAAGCCATGTACGATGAATTGATATTTGGGCACTGCGGAGGAGACCCGGTTAAAATATCCGAATTGAAAAAATTTGATATACATGATTTCTTTAGTTTTATTGAAAATAATGAAAGGAAATTGAAACATGCCTGATATTGAGTTAAAACTTATTGCGAATAATCAACAGTATATTGCAGGGATTAAAGAAGCTCAACTAGCCGAACAGTCCATGAATGACAGTTTCAAGCAAGGTGAAAAAGATAAACAAACTTTAATATCTCAAACTACAAACTCATTATCTAATGAAGAAAAGGCATTGCAAATAATCTCTACGGGTGTAACTAAAACAGGGGGATCGTTAAAAGCGCAATTAGCTCAAATTAGAACAGCTTTATCTCAAATGGAACAACAAGGATTATCAGGGACAAAGGCGTTCATGAACCTTTCTATTCGTGCTGGTGAATTAGCGGACCAGGCCGGGGATACTGCACAACAGATAAAAATTCTTTCTTCAGATACCAAAAACTTAGACGCTGCAATGTCTGTAGGTACAGGATTAGCCGGAGGACTTGCATTAGCTCAAGGGTCTATGGCTTTGTTTGGTAATGAAAGCGAAAATATGCAAAAACAATTGGTTAAACTCCAGGGAGGACTTAACTTATTAAACGGAATGCAGCAGGTTTCAAATGTTCTTAATAAAGATAGTGCCGCTAGAGTTGTATTAAATGCAAAAGCTCAAGAATTATATGCAGCCGTGGTTGGGAAATCTACTGGCGCAATGAAAGGATTTAAATTGGCTTTGGCCGCGACAGGCATCGGATTACTTATTATTGGTATAGGATTATTAATTGCAAATTGGGATAAACTTTCCAAATCTATAGGCAATGCCATTACTGGGCAAGGTGAAATAAATGCAAAATTAGAAGCTCAAATTAAATTAGTCGACGCACTAAAAGCTTCTACTGAAAAAATGAACAACGAGAGAGAACGTGAAGCGGCTATTTTAGAAGCCCAAGGCGACAATGAAGATAAAGTTGCAAAATTAAAAATAGCAAACGCGCAGGCGTCGGCAGAAGCGAAAAGAGCAGAAATAAAAATAACAGAGTTGGAAATTGAAAAACAACAGCAACTACTTAAAACTATTTCCAATAACGCAGCTAGTAATTCATGGTTGGGAAATGTTAAAAATTTCATTGCTATATTAAGCGGCAATGGTCCAAAATCTGCCATTAGTAAAATAGATGAATTAAATAAAAAACTTCAAGCGCAAAGCGAAGAATATAAAGATTTAGCAAATCAAGCTTCTGTATTGTCTATTTCAGAACGTAAAAGAGTTTCAGATATTAAAAAAAAGGAAGTTGAAAAAGCTTTAGAAGAACAGAAACAAAAAATGAAAGAGTTTATTGATCTTTTGAAGCAATTATCAGACAAAGAACAAGCGGCAAGAATAAATCTATTAACCGGAAAAGATCGAATAAACGCAGAAGAAAAACTACAACTTGAAGAAGTTGAAATGCTTAAAAAACATCTTCAAAAATTAGGGACTATCAATAAAACACAACTTGGACAAATTGAAAGTCTTAAAACATCAATTAGTAAAGTTGCACAAAAAGAACGCGACAAGATAGACCAAGGATGGCTTGATGATATAAAAGCTAGGCGCGATAATATAACCGACTTACAAAGAAAAATTGACGAAGATCAACTGGAATTAATAGGAGCTAGCGAATTAGAAAAGCTAAAACTAAAAAAGAAATTCCTAGAGCAAGATTTAGCGTTATTGGATCTACAAGGTGGAATTGAAGCAGAGTTAACGCGAAAAAACATAAAACAACAAATTGGCATTATTCAAAATGAAATAGATAAAGCGGACGATAAATCGTTTAGTATTTGGAAGCTTATCGGTATTGATCCAAATAGTGACCAGGGTAAAGCAGCTATAGATTCATTAAAGGAATCCACATCTATTATACTCGATCAAATAGGTCAAGTTATGGATGCAGAATTAGCCAAAGCCGAACAACACACACAGTTAATACAACAGCAATTAGATGAAGCCGAAAGTCAATTAGACAAAGAAAAGGAATTGCAAGAAAAAGGCTTGGCAAACAACGTTGATGCCAAACAAAAAGAAATAGCTCAATTAAAAATTGAGAAAGACAAGGCTTTGGAGGAAGAAAAAAAAGCTCAAAAAGAACAATTTCTCTTAGATACAGCAACTCAAGCGTCATCTTTAATTACTGCGACAGCTAATATTATAAAAGGATTCTCGACAATACCATTAATCGGGCAAATATTATCAGTTGCTGCCATAGCGCTAATGTTTTCTACATTTGCGGCGGCTAAAATAAAAGCTAATGAGTCCATAAATGCGAAAGCAGAGTACGGAGCCTACGGAGATGATCATGGAGTTGTAACGGGTAAGCGACATTCGCAAGGCGGCGAAAAGTTTTTAGATCACATCGAAGTTGAGCAAGGAGAAGCTTGGGGGGTATTTAGTAGGTCAGCGACGCAAAAGTATGGAAAATTGATTCCTCAATTAGTGGATTCGATGAATAGTCTACAGTTTAATGGGATAAACGTACGCGGGAACAATACTATAGTGAACGTTGATACTAAAAAAATGCAGTCAGAATTGGAGTCTATCAATACCGGAATTCGAATCCTTAATGATAATATGGCGAATAATGGAGATGTGTCTTACTCAGGGAGGACCAAAGTCATGAAGCTTAGTAAAAATCATATACGAATAGTACATGCAAAGAACTGATTATAGATTTACACTTACTAGAGATACGGATACTTTTGAAGTGTTTCCGGAAGGATTTTTTGCGGGTTCGTTTAAATATGAGCAAGAAGAAGGGCAACTATTTTTTAGACGCAATTATAATGGCGAGTTATCGTTTAGGAGCTCAGATTATGAGTATATAAAAAGCCGTTATGATGCGGGTAATTATTGCGACATATACGAATTACTTATTGAAAAAAAAGTAAGCGGAGTTTATCAAGTCGATTGGTCCGGTTATTTTTCCATGACAGACGGTAAATTTGATTTTGAAAAATGCAGATATAAAGTTAATCCAATAGTACAAGATAAGTATAGTTGTGTGTTACGAAATTGGGAGAACGAATATAATATTTTAAACTTAAATAAATCTACGGTATACGGATACGGTCAAACATTGTTATTTTTTGTAAGTTATTTTGACCCAGCTCCACCCTCAAGCTTTAATTGTGGATTGGATTTAATTAAAACAAAAACAATTACGTATAGAGTGTGCGACGAATTATGCGAAGAAGTAGCAATAGGAGTTACGGCTGGACTATACGCCACTCAATTAAAAATAATTGAAAAAGGAGTTACGCCTAGTGGGGCAGGTTGGAATAAATGGGATGAAGGGGATAATTGTGATCAATATTTAACTGCATTTATTCGTGAGAAAATAAATGATTATGATGTTTATTTTAGAAGTTTTTTATCTTACAATTCGGCTCCAGGAGATGATGACGTAGTATTAATATCTGATATTTGTCAATCCGATTGCTCATCTTTAAGTAATACTCCCAATGATTTAGGATATACAGGAAAATGGTATAAGGCTCAATCAAGATCAGGTCTTTCTTTTTGGGTTAAATCAAGTTTTTACAATGGCTATAAAATAGATACAGAACATGTAATAGGTTATCGTGGCATTAAACTTACCGATGCCGTTAAGTTTTTATTAAATGAAACATGTAGTTCAACTTACGATTTAATTAGTGATTTTTTAACATCTTCAACTAATCCAGTTACTGGTATCTCATCCAAAACAAACAATATTTTCTTAGTACAAAAATCGGATGCAAAAAAGCCTAGTTCGTCAAATCCTGCAACTATTGGCAATATGTCATTTGAGCAAATGATGAATAATCTATATAGCATGTTTCAATTGTGGTGGTATATTGATGATTCTGACAATATAGTGATTGTACATCAAAGTGAAATAGAAAATAATCCTGGAATAAATATCACCGTTTCTCCGTACATTGCAATGACGGCGCATAAAAAATCTATTGATTTTGACAAAGGATTATTATATCGTTTTGAAAAATGGACTTTCATGGAAAGTAAAAATGAAGACTTTATTGGTATGCCTATAGAATATGCAGAACTATGCACAATTAAAGATTCAAATAATAAAACAAAATCATATGAAGTAGATTCTTTCACAACGGACTTGGCGTTTATTCAAACCGGATTTGATAAAATATCAGACGAAGGATTTTTAGTTGTTGCTGCAGATTCATCAAATTACATAATAAATGAAGCTGGTGAAATATCTGGATTAACCCAAATTAATGGACACTTATCATTGGCTAATCTTCATAACAATTATTGGAGACATAACCGTATTTTATCAACCGGATTAATGAATGGAGCACAAGAAATATTTTTGTCAACTCAAAAAATACGTAAATTACAAGAACAGCAAATAGTTTATTGTGGCGAATTTGACCCAATGGAACAAGTAACAACTGAATTAGGTAACGCAAATGTAAATGAAGCGGAATTTTTTCCATTAGATAATAAACTCATATTAAACCTTAGCATATGAGTGTTATAAAACAACCGTTTCAAATGCTACCATTCTCAAAGTCTATTGAATTCCAATGGAGGCTAAGAGAAGATAGTTTTAATGATTTGTGCGATGTGCCAATAATTCCCAAGGGTAAATTTATACCATTCGGTATTGTTACAGAATCGGACAGCGTAGGAGTTATTACGTTACACTGCTTTGACGACCCATTTGAGTTTATCAGGGCTGAAAATTTTACAAGAAACGATTGCCAGGAAGGGTATCAAGGTTCAGTTGTTCCTTATTCGAAAATATATTATAGCAATAAATCACCGTTAGAAGCACAACAATTGGCGTATGAAGATGTAAATTATTTGATAGAGGGACAACAAAATGCAAATGATAATGGAACGTGCACGGCAATTGAGACATTTTATGTATTGGATGGTAATGGTGATATTTTTACAGATGGATTAGGTAACAGGTTTATATCATTATAATGGCAGAAATACTAAACATAGAATTATCTAAAACACAATTGCCAGATGGTAAATGGTTGTTGTATTATGATGGCGCCGATATTGATTTTCAATGCGGGATACATTATTTAACCGTTATTGTTAATGGCGAAAACTGGTATTCTGAATTGTTTTCGATAGCAAATATTACTCAAAGCGTACACCCTCAATTAATCAAAGATAAATCACATATAGCATTAAGGTTTTACGACAATAAACTAAAGCAGGATTATTTTAAAAACAAAAATCTTTGCGATTTAGGAATTGTCAACCCTATAGATCATATAATACCATTTGTTATTGATTTGACAGATGTGGAAGTTTTTGATATTGGCGCCATTCAAACAAAAATAGTATGCCATGATGGATTGTCAGAGTTTGACCTGTCCGGCGAAATGAATTATAACATCAACGAGACTGCAAATATTCTGTATCATAATGGTGAATTACTTTCTGGACAATTAATGTGTGGAACTTATTACCTACAGGTACGCATTGGTGAGCAATATTTTTACTCAGAACATTTTAAAGTTGAAAATATTACCAATGTACCTATCAGTAATATTTATTTGTACACGGAAAGTAATACAGATACAGGATTTGAGCAAATAACAACAGAAGATGGACAAAATATAATACTTTAATCATGATTTTTAAAATCGAATATTATCATACAAGCGCAATGGTTGGCAATATACCAGCTAACTATCATTTGTGGCTATACGTGGATGCAAGTATAGGAGCTCCGGAAGAAACGATAGTAGAGGAAGGTATTGAGGATGGTTATAAAAATTTTACTCCAACATTTCAAAAAAGCACCAAAACATATACTTTGGAGACTACTTTAATACCTGAGCATATGATTGACGCTATTAATCGAATGAAATACTTCAATACTATACAAATTATTATGCAAAATGGAAATATTGAAACGATGAAAAATGTAAAGACGTCTGTAAATTATCCTTTTGAAAATAAGTCTTTAGGCATAGCAAAAATTGAATTTGACATTGATGAAACAATAGTAGTTGTAGACTGTAACCAATAAATAAAAATATGGACAAGGAATTACATAATCGAGATATTAACGAAACTCCTGCAGACGATAAAAGAATAGCTTTTGGATCGCCGGGTGTTGAATCTGAAAATATGACTATTGCTGGCTTGAAAGCAATCGCAGAAAATGCCGCTTTAGGTATAGTTGGCACCTCGGATGATACTTTAGCTGCCGGAAATGATGATAGATTTCCAGTTGCATTGACCGATTTATCATCTATATTAACATTTTCATATACCGGATGGACTATTAGCGCTATATCGGCAAGATATGGAAGAATTGTAATTATATCTTTTTCTATTACCGTAACAGCGGGTGAACAGCAAAATATAAGACAAATAGGTATTATTCCGGAAGGTAATCGACCTGCGTATGGGCCAATTAGATTTACACTAAATTCAACCGATAATACTAATACGTCAGGGGGATTTGGCTATATTAATACAGATGGCACCATGAATGTTATGGTACAAAATAACGCTATATCTTACGTGGGCACTTGCATCTATTTTACTTAGTAAGCTCCATGTTTGTTTTTTGAATAATAGGTTTGAATAATAGTTTTGTTATTCAAAAAATTAAGACTGTCCGAATTTGCCATATATAAATATCTTTCAATAGCTAAATCGCGCTTGCGGATATGGGTATCACATTGATCAAATTTATCATAATGTAATATTAATGAATCGTTTTTTATAACATATCTTCCTGATTGCTTAGCTGTGAAATAGGCCTCATTTGGTGTACCAATATTACTATAATCTACTCGCGAGAATAAAAATAACGTATCGTCAATTAATTTTAATTTACATAATTGCAAAGCATCGTACCGCTTCCATTCTATCCCTTTAATATCAAAATTGTTTAACCTGGCTGCATAAATATCTTCAGTTTCAGATTTACTACAACTTACAGATAATAAAATAATTAATGTGTAAAATAGTGTTTTCATGGTTAAATGTTTTTATATTATACGCTAATGTATAAAAAAGGTTTTATAATGTAACTTAATGTTTAACATATCTTATTTAATTATTTAGACTTTAGCCTAAATTTTAAATCATTTAACAATGAGCGTACTTTTATACCCGACCTGCCCCGTTGATTGTGCAGGATCTTTACCAGAGCCAACATTTAATGAGTGCGCTCCGGTAGTTGGCTATGGCGAAATAGCCTACATGTATTTAGGCAAAGCAGATGCAGGATCTTTTGACAATGTAGAGAGCCTTGCCGAATGGACCGAAAGACTTGCTTTAGCTGTTTCTAATGCTGATGCTATTAGAAAATTTATCGTTCTCGCCGATCTTCCTGAGCCGGAAGCAACCGAATTGGTTATTTCAGGTAATCGCACCGTTCGCGGTTTTAAAAAATTTACCATGCCTTTTGAAATCGATGAAGATAACGATGACAACTACCAAGCACATTTAACTTTTGAATGTAACAATAAATTTACCATGTGGTTTGAAACTGCAGATGGTATGATGTTCGGAGGTAATGAAGGAATTCCAGTAAGTATTCTTTCTAATTATGTCATTCCACGTGGACGGACAGAAGTTAGAAAAGTAATGGGCAAAGCCACCTGGGAATCAAAGAAAAGTCCACTTCGCAATGTTTCACCTTTAGCATAATATATCATGAGTGTAAATATTTTAGACTGTGGCGTTAATATCCAAGATTTAGCCCACCTTTTAGCGGCATCGGTTATTAAAGATACAAATGGAACAAAATTTCTACGTGTAAAAATAACCGTGCATGCTTATTCAGAAACTGATCCAGCAATTGATTGCTCTGTTTATACATCTCCAGAAGAATTACTAAGGGAATGTTTCACTGTAGAAGGAGATAACTTGATATTTAATATTTCTGTACCAGAAATTCCGACTTAATGAGTGTTAATCTAGGATCATGCGGATCATTACGTAACGAGGTTTATTACAGCGTTACAAGTCGAGAACCTATGCCATATACAAAAAAAGTAGTAACGTCTACTAATGCAGGTGGCTATCCTTTAATAACTGAATATTATTATGGTACTGAGTTTGTTTTTTACACAACTCAAACATATAATGCTCAGAACATAGAAACAACTTGGGAAGTTTTTAAAGCATAATTTAACGGGGCTACGGCCCCTTTATTTTCCTCACATGAAAAAATTAATTTTACTGTTTTTATTAGTCCCTATTTTATCTCACGGACAAATCACAATAAGCAATCTTAGCGAAGCAACAGGAGTAAATTCAACTGACTTGTTTTTATTAACCCAAGGAGCAGCATCCAAAAAACTGAAATTTAGTACACTCCAATATAAGCTTTTTAATATTATACCATATGCGTTAAGACTCAATTACTCGTCTGATAGTTTGCGCATAGGATTTAGTGGTGATTCAACTAAGTTTTTTACGTCAAATCCATATTACGCGTTTGACAAACCTATTTACACCCAAGGTAAAAAAGCACTCACTACCCAAGACACAACCAATAAATGGCTACCTAAAACAGGAACCGCAAGTAATTCAAATCTTATTCAGGGTAAGGATACAACTTGGATAAAAGCGCAAGGAGGCGGCTCAACTGTATATGCAAATTCAGGTGTTCATAAAGATGGAGACACGATAAAATTAAGCAAAAGCATATTTATCCCTCAAGATTCTACATTTCAAATATTCGTTAATAGTATACAAACGTTTCAAACAAATAAAGATCAGACTTATATTTCTAGTCCTTCAGGTACAAATATAGTTGCCTTAGATGACATAACTCATAGAACATTAATTACCGGGACGCCAATTGAATTATTTTCAGGAACATACGACACTATTTGTAAGTTTACAACTGGAACGGGAACAATCAAAGCATTAATTGATAACTCTGGAAACATTGACATTAAAGGTCAGTATAAAATTCACGGTACTCCGATGATATTGAAAGATTTTTATACCGATGCATCAACAAGCGGAACCGGCGAAACCGATTTATATAGTTACACTGTCCCTGCTAATACTTTAGCCAACAATGGTGACAAAATAGAATTTACAATATATATTGACGTATTTTCTTCTGGAACTCCAACGACTAAATTATACTTTGCCGGAAATGCAATTAATTTAAATACCACAGAAAGCTCAACTACTTATAATTTTAAAATAACAATAATTAGAACTAGTTCGAATCATTGTAGAGGTATGATTACAGGTGGTACATCAGTTGCGTATCAACCAATACCTATAGATCTTGGGTCATTAAATTGGACAACCACAAATATTATAAAAATAACTGGCCAAGTACCTGATTCTTACATGGCATCATTTGTTGGCTATATCGAATTTAAACCCGCAGCGCAATGACAAAACTCCCAACATATTATCCAGGTGATGATATACCGATTACTCGCGGTCCGTTTACCGACGATACCGGAATTCCGTTCGATTTGTCAACAATGAGTCAAATAGTATTTAAAACCGGTACAGATCCGCGTTTTGTTGCTGAATTCGCTTTGCATCCAATCGGCGAACAAAGAGGTATCACACTTAGTGATCTAGTTTTAAACGGTACAACCTACCCTAATGCCTTAGCCGAGTTTACCATTCAAACCGATCAGACTTTAAAAATGAAAGTTGGATACGGAACAATGGAGGATTTTATTAGCCAAGCCGATGGAACATTGTTAGATTCCAAACGTGATTCAAGCGGAGAAAATATTGTTTACCAAATAATTGAACATACTTTATGACAAAGTATTATTTCGGGGTAAAAGTTGGAAACGCGACACTAGATCCAATTGTGATTTGGGGGCAGTTTATTAGGAATGTGACAAGTTTAGGTATCGGGTATATGACAATTGGATCAACATTTATAATTGGAAGCAACTTAAATTCAATAGGTAGTTTACAAATAGGAACATTTCAAATCGCATAAAATGAAAAAAACGATACAAGAATTAAAAGCTCTTTGGGTTACCGGATACACTCCGACGCAGCAAGATTTTGCCGATTTATTTGATAGCTTCACCCCGGTAGATCAATCAAGCGCGTGGCAATTTGCTGATGTAGCCGAAGAAGAAACGTCTGTTTTATTTTTGACTCCCCTTGAAATTGGAACCGAATTTGACTTAATTTTTGGTCAATGCGTGGCCGACGGTAGTCCCGTAGCTTTTACCGTATCAAATATATCGCGCACGGGATTTACCGTAGTTGCTGCAAGTGTTGGAAAATTACCTTATCAAATACAAATATCATGAAAAAATTACTATACGTTTTACTATTAATACCATACATTACGTTTGGTCAAACACCTATAAAAGGCGATACCGTATTTACTAGATATATTAAAGCTTTGCCAAAAAGCGGTATTTCTGATGGAAAAGTTAGAATAACCGATACCATTGTTTTAAAAGACGGCACCAAGCAGGTCACCGCTTTAACCAATACATTAAAAAGCAATTACAATACTGCCTACAGTTTATCTCATTCTCATGCTAATTATTCGGCTTTAGGAAACATAACCGCGTCCGGGGATGGATCTCAATATTTGGCAAATGATGGAACTTACAAAACCGTAAGTTCGGGAACAACCTTAAACGGCACCGGATTAGTTAGAATGTCCGGAACTACAGTAAGTTATGATAATAGCTCATATGCTACGAATGCAGCGATACAAGATAGTTTAACTCAACTTAAAGCGGATACAGTTAATAGCTCGCGAAATGGCGTGATGAGTAAATATGATTATGTTTTATTACTCAGAAATACCCCATTAACAGGACAAACATTTACCGGTCAATTCAACTTAAGTACTAACTTATATGTAACTTATAATCAGTATACTTTAAATACAACTATTATTCCTACAATATCGGCAAGTCCTTTGAAAAACGCGTATTGTCGTTTGGTAATTAATGCCGGGGCTTCTGCTGTTTTAGATCCTTCTAACATGGGTACACTTCGACTAGGAAGCGATGCGTTTACTCCAAGTAAACTAAATGAAATTACTGTCATACAAGAAGAGGAAGGACTTTACTATTTCATTAAACTTTTAAATTAGCCTATAAATGAGACGGATATTTATTTATCTAAGTTTTTTACTATTACCGTTTAACATTAGTTTTTCTCAAAACTATGCTGCATTACATACGGTAAAGCTTTATAATAGTGGACTCGATGCAGATGCTACCGCATTTCTTAGTACTGTTGGCGGAGCTAATTCTATTCAGCAAAGTGCTATTAATACATTTGTTGTTCAATTGAAAGTAAAAGGATTATGGGCAAAAATGTATGCTATATATCCTTTAATTGGAACAAATTCAACACAAAATAAATGGAATTTAAAAGATCTCAGAGATTTAGATGCAGCGTTTAGACTAACATTTTCGTCAACACTTCCGACATTTAATAACTATGGAATTGATTGGCCTAATTCATCTTCTGTGTATGCTAATACACACTTTAATTTAAGAAATTTTGATAAAAATAATTTTGGTGTTACCACATATGTAGGTAAGGATACTATCTGTAAAACTATTTTAGGAGCATTTGATGGCGCTACCTCTTTTTATTTAAAAGAAGCTGGTAATAGATCATTTGTTATGCAATTAATTAATCAGGGTGTTCCAGATGGAACGGTTCCGCAACCAATTTTTGATTATTATAATACATCGGGGACCACCACAGCCAATAGAACATCTTCAACAAAATTAGCCATATTTAGAAATGGTAAAAAATTAGGAACAGACAATACGACAACGGAGACGGCTAACGCTCCAAATGCCAATATTTATCTAAATAATATTGCTGCGGGCCAGGGCGGTTGGAATGGTTTTTCCAGAATGCAATTTGTTGCTATTCATCAAGGATTAACTGACGCAGAAACAGGCACGTTTGATACTTTGGTAAATAATTTACAGCTCGCATTACATAGAAGCTTTACACCTCCTCCTGTTTACTGGTTTATGGGAAATAGTATTACGTGGGGACAAGCTGCTACAGCTCATAATTTTTCCTGGGCTGGCATAGTGTGCAATACTAAATTAGCATACGAACAAAATTTAGCTTATCCGGCCTACATAACTGCTAACGTTATATCCAATACTCTTCCCTTATTACCATCCAAAGGGTATTATGACAAATACGTATTTTTATCAATAGGTATAAATGATTGTTGCTCAGAGGATACATCAGTTTACAGGGCTAATATGATTACCATTATAAATAGCATTAAAAGTAAAGGTTATGATAGTACCAATATTATTGTACCCACTATTTACTGGACACCTTCAAAAAATACTAATGTGGTTCGATATAATGATGTTATCAAAAGTTTGTGGAATATCTATCATTTGCAAATAAAACCTGATGTTTATCAAGCTATTTTAGATAATCCTCATACATCAGATTTATACAATCCTGACGGAATTCATCCATTTAATGCCATTCATTCAACGGTGGCTACATGTATTCTAGGATCATTACCAAATTAAACGATATGAAAACATTATTTGTAACTATTTTAACACTTTTAACCCTAAATATAGGGGCCCAAAAGTTTCAAACTACTGGCCCAATCACTATTGATCCAGTAAAACTGCAAGTTACTGGACTTTCAACCATTGACGCCCAATGGAGCCAACTCGTAAAAACCAATGACAGCTTAAAAACTGCTTTGTCCTTAATTAAAACTCGTTTAGATAGCTTTAAAACGGCTCTTGCCATTCAGAAAAACTACAGCGCTATTAAGGCTAGTCAAACTTACGTACTGGTTCAAGATACGATTAAATACAGAGCTACTATTAGACAGGCAAATCATACAATCGATAGTCTTAAATATCTGATTGAAAAATGTAAGACAGCCCAATATTCAGACACTATAGAATTTATTGGATATAGCGATACGCAAACCGGAACCTTTACCAAAATAACAGAAAAAGAATATTTGATTGCGCCAAAATTTTCGTGGCAGATTCTTAAGCGGTACCCAATTGTAACGGCCCAGGGAATTAAAACAAAGGAAGTAACTATAACAGAGTTGAAGCAATAATGGATAAGGTGCTATCAGACGGTACAATTGCTGAAATAGGATTAAATGTTAAGGTTACAAAATCCGCTGATGGGTTTAAAGTAGGAGATGAAACCATGATTACGTCTATAAATGACATAGTAATTAATAAAAGCAAACATGAAATAGATTTATCCAAATGGAAATATGTAGTCCGGGTATCCGGCGGGTGGATGGTGAACATTAACAATATCAAAATATCGCAGAAAATAAACAAACAACTTAAAAATAATTGCTAATTTTGCCAATAAAGTTGGCATAAAACTAAAACGCCATGAACGAAAAAACAAAAGAAATTTTCAAGTACTCCTTAGCGGGTTTGATTGTAATTACAATTCTTACACTGGTGGCATTTCTTATATTTAAACCAATGCCAGAGCCAAATAGGTCTATTATTGAAATTATTATCGGGGCCCTGGTGGCTGCATTCACTACGGTAATTTCATTTTTCTTTGGGAGCTCAAAGGGTAGTGAGGATAAGACAAAGATGATTTATAATTCTACTCCGACAGCAAACGATACTCCGGTTCAACCCGACCCTACTAGCCCGCCAAGATGAGGAAATTATATACCATAGAAGTAATACTCTTAACCTACTTGGTGTTATGCATGATAGGATTTGCAGGAGGCAATTAAAACTTCTGGAAGTCCTTTTATTTTATCCGGGAACACGGTTTTATTATTGCTTTATTGATTGGTCCAAAAAACTATTTTAGTACCACGTTCTCGACTCTGCTCAGTTGGGGCGTTATTGCTTTTAAAGTCGAACTGATTATTTTTAACGTAGTCTTAATGTTCCTGTCAAAAGACCTTTACCATTACTATACTTACTGGTACAGTGCCATTATAATCTTAAGTTTCTCCATCTGGTTCATTATTTTCTTCTGCATTTTCTTTGACAAAATAGCTCTCATATTTTACAAATGTCTCAAATTTTTTAAGCATGATAGGGTTTAAAAATGTATGGCTGAATATTTTTTGCATGGGTGTATTAGTAATTGCAACCATATTTTTATACAAGATTCTCGACCGGGAAAAGTTAACCCTGACACTTGGAACAACCATTTCACTTTCAGTATTCGGGTTAGTCCTTGCTTGGATTAATAGAGATAAAGACGCGGTTAAAAAATCTATTGATGAAAAAGTACCGCGTAAAGAATTTGAAGCTGCTATGGATGCGGTCGAAAAGCGACATGATGATTTCATGAAAACACTATGTGAAACAAATGCAATGACCAGGGAGATAATTAACATTTTAAATAATAATAAAAAACGCTAACTATGAAACCATCAGCAAACTTTATTAAACTATGCCATGGATCAGAAGGATGTAGACTAAAATCTTACCAAGATCCGGGAGGTATTTGGACAATCGGATGGGGTCACACATTTAAAGTAAAAAAGGGCGATACAATCACACAAGAACAGGCCGATCAATTGTTTTACGATGACTGCGAGTTCTTCGTGACATGGCTAAATAAACAACCATTTACATTGTCTCAAAGCGCGTTCGATGCAATACTCGATTTAATTTATAACATAGGCCCTGGAAATTTAAGTCGCGATATTGAGTTGTACAATTCAATAAAATATTGGTATCCGGAAGGTATTAAAGAGGGGTTTATGAGGCATACTATAGACAGTAAAGGAAACGAATTGCCCGGACTTGTAACACGTAGAAAGAGCGAACTTAAATTAATGTTTGGATGAAACAATTAAAAATATGCTATTGTATCGGCGTTGACATGGTGGGCCAGCCGGTGTACATTTATCACATATTAACGGAAACAAAATGAAACCAGAAACTAAAGCAAAATTGTACTTTATAGGAATAATTATAATAATATCGGTGCTATTTACTATTACATTTAGTAGTTGTCATCCGACTATGGAGACTTGCAATCATTTATACCCGCCTCAGATAACCGAAAAAATACACGATTCAATTTCTTATCAAAAAGAATATGTAAAAATAAAAGGCGATAGTACTTATATTATATTGCCTTTCAATTGCATTGAAGATAGTTTAAGACACGTAGTCGAAATATATAAAGGCAAGCTAGGTAAATACGAAACTACAATAACTTGGATTAATGGCAAACTTAATTTCACGCAAAAAACATTAAATGATTCTATTGCCTATTGGAGCAAGTATCAGCAAAAAGTAGACGTACAAATTAAAGAAGTACCAGTACAAGTAGATAAAAAAGTCGTTCCAAGGTGGTGTTGGCTTTTACTTATTGCTGTCATATCTTATATAGGACTAAGATTTAGTCCTCTCAAAAAATTCATACCATAGTGATGTAGTAGTGTTTTCTCATAAGTAGTTAGTAATTGTTAGTTATTGAGCCGGTTTGCTTGCGAAAGTCGACCGGCTTTTTTGTTTATCAAAATAATTATATAATATAATAAAAAAAGTGTATATTTGTATTGGTAACGATGGGGGAGATAATGAAGGTGATTTCTTTCCAATTTGGCAAGTAATGGAATGGGAGTCAGCCTAAGGTTGCCGGTAACGGTCGGGGCTATGCGCCTGTTTTGCCCCACTTGAAACTATCAAGTTACAACGGCCTTTCACGGGCAAAATGGCGTATGAGGCTGTGTTATGGGCTGCCGTTTTTTAAAATATAGCCTTGGATGGGCTTTGTAAAATCCACAAATATTATGAGCGATTTCAAAACACGGTTAGAAACCGAAAAAGTTGAGCTTGAAGAAAAGCTAAACAAATTGGATGCTTTTTTAGTATCTGAAAAAGTAAAAGACATTGACGATGTTCAAAAGGCTCTTTTACAAGTACAAGCAACCGCAATGAACACTTATTTACAGTGTTTAAAAGAACGAATTGAGCGGCTGTAAATGTTTTTGGCTCGTAGGACTGTTCTTCGGAGCGGTCTTACGGTTGCCCATAACGTTGGCGGTTGACGTTCGTTGCCGACCTAAAATAACAGATAAATTAACTTAAAAGCATAAATATTATGAATACAGAAAACATTATCAACGAAGAAAAAGGCAATGACGTTAACCACGTGTTATGTGGCGTTATTGGGTTTGAGGAATATATAACTAAACACCATCCAGACCCCGAGTCAATGACAATGATGGATAATTTTGGAAGGGATAAATCGTTACGGGTTGGATATGAGGCTGGACAAATAGTTAAACTCGCTGAAAAATATGCAGAATATAGAATTATTCAACACCAAAAAAGAAAAATGATTGAGCGTGGGATTAATGCCACATAACGTTTCGTATATGAAACGTGGCTTTGCTCGAATGTTTCAAGTTGGCACGAACTCATCAAGCCATGTTTTATATACGGTGTTATATGCTGCTTTTATTAAGCCAAATAATTAAAACTAAATATATGGAATGTTATAAATGTTCAGTAAGTGGAAAGAAATTATACTACATGGATGTGTATTATGATGAAGAATTAGGTGCAACAGTTGGATATTGCCCTAATTGTGGACATAAAGAAGTAATTGGATTTGGTAAACTGTAAAGCTATGAAGATAAAATTAATATTTGCTTGGTACGACATATGGGTAGGCGTATTCTACGATCAAAAGAAAAGACGTATTTACATTTTCTTTTTGCCTACAATTGGAATAGTAATTCAACTTTACGGTAAAATAGATACTGTATTAGGTGAATATAAGGAGGTTGTAGATAAATGCCAAGAATGCTTATACAATAGGCAAGGAACCGAATCTGGAATGTATTGTATAAATAACTGTGTAAAAGGATCGAAATTTAAAAGTATTGAACATGGAAAGAATATCACTAACACCTGAGCAAAAACTATTAGCCTTATCTCTTAAGTATTATAGCCATTTAGAATGGAAAATAAAGCCAGGCGATTATTATACTTCCGCTCGGAATGATTTAGAATTATACCAAATTGTCGACACTACCGAATATGAAGTAATAACAAGGCGATGCAATGAGCTTAACGAAGTAATTAACTGGACTGTTTGGACTAAAATAGACTTTTTTACAAACTTTCACGATTACCGTGTATTTGTACCCGAATTTATTTTTAACGAAAAACAAAATTAATATGGACAGAGAATCTTTAATAAACATGTACAACGGAACATCTACAGACGATGGAACCGGAGAAATTGAAACTTATGAAAACTGGCTGGAAAGGCAGTTATTGGATAGGATTAATTTTATTTCTGCTAACGATGAACTTCCAGAAACTAATAAGGCAGTGTTAGTTCGAACTCCATTTACAAAATATCAATACTGTATTGGTTATTGGAATGGCACGAACTGGATAGATACGACAGACAAAACAATTATCGAAAATGTTGGTTTATGGCGGTCTTTAAAGTAGCATATAACATCTCGATAACCATAGTTTAAAATTTTAAACCAGATGACACGAAGTGAGTTAATTTACCATAGGTTAATGTGTTGTATTTATAATGGAGAGGTTGAAAATATTGAACTTGCCAAAATAATGCGAGACATATCTGTTATTTTGGGTTTAAAAACTTTAACCAATTACGCTAAATCTGAGAATATAAGTTATCCAGCGGCGGCAAAACGCAAAACTGAACGATTAAAAATTGATAAAGTTGAATTTATAATTGATAACGAATGAGTAAACGAGGTCCTAAAAACAAACAGGCATATAAAAAAGTTGTTCCATGCGATTTTTACACCGAACAATGGAGAATTGATAAATTAGGTGATAAAGATCAGGTAAGATTGATTTCCAGGTCATATATTGAATCACTGACCGGAACATTGGATGAATATGAGAAAGAATTAAAAACTAAAACGAAGTAAGATGAAAACAATACAAGATCTCAAGAAAAACGATCGGTTTAAATTCAATAATACCATTTATCTGGTTAGACGTAAATGGATAAACGATGATAAGCCTTTGATTGCTGTCAATGATGATGGTCATATTAAAGAAGAAGAGCGATTTTATTATGAAGGATTAGAAATTGAGAAACTTTAAATAAACGAGAGATGGAAGTAAAAATTGAACACGGTATAAGTCTTTGCTCTTGGTGCAGGTGGGGGAATACTCATGACACTGAAACATGGTGTAGTAGTGATAAATTTCAAGTTATTAAAGGCTCAAACAATTGGCCCAACATTTCAAAATGTGATGAATTTGAAATAGATAAAAATGTCACACCTGTAGATGTAGCGTGGTTTAGTATATCTCATGCTGCTTCTGAAATAGATAGGCTAAATTTAAAACTTACATTGATGAATGCTGAAAATATAAAATATTAAAACTCAATATTGACTTTTCTTATTTTCTCATCCACCGTAAGTCCTAAACTTCTAAGATAAGTCATTGTGATCCGTATATCTGAATGCCTTGCCTGACGTTGAATCAAGTAGGGATCTTTAGTTGCGGTAAACAAATCAC